CTATATAATCTAAACGATCTATTGCTGCTGAACCTGTTGTTAGAGTAGGAGCAGTACCTCCTATAAATTCCCATGAAGTTCCATAAGCTAGTGTTTTACTTCCATCTTGTGAAATAAATATACTTCCTACCTGACCCGGAACACAATTAGTAGGATTATCTAATGTTCTATTACCTGCTAGAGTTAGATGAAAGTTTTGTCCTGCATTAAAGTCTACAGAAATATTAGTACCATCTGTTAAACTTACAATATCTGCTACGGCTGCTGCTTCAATATGTAAGTCTTTACCTAGTAAAGTGTTTACACCAATAGCAATAGCACTTACATAAATATCTGTACCTGATACTATCCCCGTAAGTGTTCCCCCTGCTAGAGGTAAATGATTACCAATACTAGTAGCTAGAGCACTAGATACAGTTCCTATAACCGTGTTAATAGAAGTAATAGCAGAAGTTCTATTACCAATACTTGTGGCTAAAGCACTTGAAACATTAGCTACAACTGTATTAATAGATGTAATTGCACTAGCATTAGTTGTAATATTTGTGTTACTATTTCCAATACTAGTAGCCAATGCTGAAGATGTAGCAGCTAAGACTGTATTGATAGAAGTAATAGCACTATTACTATTACCTATACTACTTGCTAATGCTGCTGATACAGTAGCTAATTCACTATCCGTTACAAACCCAGTACCATCACCAATTACTCCATTAATAGAAGTAATAGCATTTGTATTAGTAGTAATATTTGTATTACTATTTCCTATGCTAGTAGCTAAAGCTCCTGATACGGTCCCTATAACTGTATTAATAGAAGTAATGGCAGAAGTTCTATTGCCTATACTAGTAGCTAGAGCAGACGATGTAGCCGCAAGAACTGTATTAATAGATGTTATAGCACTATTACTGTTACCTATACTCGTTGCTAGTGCAGAAGATGTAGCAGCTAATACAGTATTGATAGATGTAAGAGCAGCCCCATCAGGAACAGCCACCCCTCCTACATACATTTGTGTGGCAGCATAAACATTATCCGCTGAAACATCTCCTGAAAATACTGCTGATGTTCCAGATATAGGTACACCAAAAGTAGCTGCACTACCAGAAGGAACTGATAAGCCAGCAGTTACAGCTATAGTTCCTACTGATACTGTTCCAAAAGTTTGATTAGCAGCTAGACCAATAACACCACTAACTGAAATAGTTGTAGCAGCAGAACCTCCTACAGTAAAGGCCATACCAGGACCACTTACTAGGGTCTTCATAGTTCCACCTTCGGCTGATGGAACATTAGTTAATCCTGATCCATCCCCTACAAAGTATCCAGCACTTACTGTACCTGTATACACTGCACCAGCAGCATATATAGAAGCTCCTACGGAAACATTACCACTAAACTCTGCTGCAACACCAGATACTTTAGTTGTGAAACTTCCTGTGCCAGCTACTAAACGAGTGCTATTAATACTAACAGAATGAACATTAGTTGCACTAACTGTGCCACTAAAAGCTCCTGTAGCTCCATCAATATTTCCTGTAACATTTCCTACAAGAGGACCATAAAAACCAGCAGCAGTAACATTACCAGTAAAATGACCAGAAGACGTAGATACATGGATACCTGCTAAACTAACTGCAATAGTTGGATTAGAAGCTACACCATTTCCATTGCTAATCGTAATACCATCTCCAGCCGTTAATGTTCTACCTGTTGCTGATCCTCCATTCATAGCTACTATACCAGTAACTCCTGAAAGATCAGTTATAGCATTTAAAGCAGAAGCGTCAGCAGTTAAGTCTGTACCATTTAAAGCAAATGTTCCATTAATATTTACCCTACTTTGAGAAAGTTGTAAGGCACTATTAGTAGCATCTCCAGACTGAATAGTTTGAAGATCGGAAGTAATTCCAGTATTAGTAGATACATTAACTTTTAGTAATTGGTTATATGTATTTGATATTTGTTTACCTGTTAACTTTGTGCTCATATCGAATCCCACCGTCTAGTTTCAGCTTCCCATTGATTTGTATTTGTATTCCAAGAAGTATCGAAAACTAAGTTTACATCTGGTCTTGGATTACGAATGTTTTCATCATCTCGTACATCAGGAGATTTATTTTGAGGACTATTAACTAAGTTAAAAGCACCATCCCAATCTGTTGGACAAACTAACATTCCATAACTATTTAGTCGCATTACTCTATGTGGGTATCTGAAACCACACGTATCACAGATAGCTACAGCATTTTTATTATTAGCCATTAAACATAACCTAACTTAGGTTTAAAATATAGGCTTGCTCTTTCTTTATCTTCTTCCATAGCATTTTTAAATTGTTCTCCATAAACAGCTTTTAACATTGCTATTCTATTAGCATCAACTCCTGGCCTTTTCATTGACATATAATAGGCTAATCCTGTAGTTAAACATGGGAGAAACCTACGAGGTATATCTGCATTTTGACTAGCAGATTTATTTATATCTTGAAGAAACCCTATGCGTTCTACTTTAATAACATCTGTAGAATTTTCTGGTAGAGGCCAAACATACATAGTAGGATAACTCTGATTACGTTTAACAGTGTACTGTGATGGCCTACCTGTCTGACCCTTAGTTGGTATCTTTAAATATTCTTCAAAGGATATACGTGTCATTTGAAGATCAGTATTATCTCTATTAAGTACGGCTTCCATAACATCAATAGTAGCACTACTCAGATCATATGTAGTTGTACTTACTGCTACATTAATTGTACTAACATCTGTAGACCAAAGAAGTATCCCTTGATTCTGCCAGTCTGTTATTAATAGATTAAGTGACCTACGTGCTGATGCAGGTTCATGTCCAAGAATTTCCCCACCACCAATCATCTCAGTGGCCTCTTGAATAACAGCATCAATATCTAAGTCAAATGCATATGTACCTGAGAGTGCCATAATATGTCCTTATTAAATAGATGTACTAGGTGTCTTTTTATATTCTTTTTTACGTTTTTCATATACTTTTATATCTTTAGCAAGTATTGTCCACAACTCTAAATCTTTTACTTTCCATACTTGACTTTCAACTCCCATAAAATCTACATATTCATCAATTAAAGTTTCTAGTAAAACAGGTATTCTAGGTTTATGTATTCCACACTGTCCTAATTCAACATACTTTCTTAATTTAGATTGTACAGCCTTTAATGATACTCTATCACTTTCTGCTATATGTAGAACTGCATCTAATTCAAGACATGACATTGTCATTATACCTGTTCTATATTTTTCTTCATTCTCCTGAATCTTTTTTACGGGTTGTTTAGCTTCTACAGGGAGTGTAGTTTCACATCCTATTAGTATAAACGTACTTAATAGTATTCCTAATATTCTCATAACTATTCCTTCATAATTTTTATTAAATAATAACTACAGCCCCCATAGTTTTACTTCTTCTTTTTAACAGTTTTCTTTTTTGTTACCTTTTTAATCTTAGTACCATACTTCTTTTTCCACTTCCTGTAAATTTCAGGATTATTTATCTTTAAAAAGTCTTGTTGTTTTTTAGATTTAAAAGGCATCTAACAAATAAATCCTAGAGTTATAATATCTACATATCTTACAAGATAAGCATTAAAGATAATGTCAATCATAATGTCGAGCGACAAAATCATTACCATTAAGTTCTTTAACAATACGCTTCTTTTCTGAACGTAGATTACTTTTACCCTTTTTGGTATAGGCTTTTTCTGCGTCAACTCGACCAAGTTCTTCTAATCGATTCTCACGACTTGTATTATGTTTTACTTGACCACCGTGACCATACTTTTTAACCTTACCACCACTCTTCATGTTTTTAGCACGTTTCATTTCAGACATCGTACCTGAACGAGACTCTTCAGCAGGATACAAACCTACATGACTCATCTTACCACCACCAGCTTTTTTCATAACTTTACCTCCTGCTTTAGCAGTTCTCATAACTACTTTCTTTTTATGTGGCTTATTCTTTTTACGTTTCGTATGTCGTTTTACACCACTTGCATCACGAGTAGGATTACCTAGAATCTCATCAATTTCTTTTTGTGAAAGTCCTTGCATCCAATCAGCAGAAGCTACTTTTCCACCCTTAGCATATTTCTTTAATTGAGCAGCAGCTTCAGCTTTTTTCTTAGATACTTTTCTTTTAGGAGAAGCAGGACGCATCTCTTTATTATAATTTTCCAAAGTATCTTTTTGGGCAGCAGTTAATTTTTTCCCTGCTTTTTTATCTTTTACAGCTTGATCATAAAATGCTTTAGAACCTCGTGCAGCTTTTCCTCTAGCTAATCTACCTGATTCCGCAGTTGACATAGCTTGATTAGAAGTAGTAGCTGAACTAGATCGCCTAGCTTTTTGACCTGCACGAAATTTTCCAGAACCTCCAGGTTCCGACATATCCCCTGCCCCTGCCGCTAGTCTACCAGCAGCAGTCTGTTTTTTTGTATCAGGCTTTCTTTTCTTACCTTTACGTTTTGGTTTACCATCTGGAGTCAGACCTGCTTTTTTACGTTCGGCAAGAATTTTTAAATTTTCTGAGTTATCCAGTGTACTTGGGTGAGGGGCTTTAGGCTTTTTCTTTCCCCGTATTTTTGTAGCTAATTTAGCTGCAACTTTTCCTAACATTGTTTTTCTCCTTTACGAATTACTAACTTTACCCCAACCACGTAGAGCTTTACCTGCTCCACGGGGGGAACCAACTTTACCACCACGGTTATATTTTTTAACTTTACCACCGTGTTTACGATCAAGGCTTATAGCCCCACTTTTAAGCATATCCTCTATCTCATCCATTTGAGATTTACTCATTCCCTTACCCCGCATCATATCAAAAGTTTGAGCGGCTGTACCTGTAGGCATAGGGCGCATCTGTTCTTCACGTAACTCATGGGGTTCTAAATTTTTCATATCTTCATCACTAAACATTTTAGATTTAGATTTAAGTGCTCCCCGTGGGTCTTCTACAGCTATGCGTTTAGATCGTTTAAGAAGTTTGGCAGGTTTGCCAGGAGTACGTTGAGTAACTCGTCCAGGTCGCATTAAAGTTTCAATACGTGATCCACCAGAGGAAGAACCCCCACTAGCGGTTCCTCTTTCATCTGCTGCTTGTTGTTTTCTTAACTTACTAAATTCTTTACGTTCTTCTTTACTCATATTCTTTAAATCTTTTTTACTAAACTTCTTTTTAGAAGGAGGTTTTTTCTTTTTATTCTTTTTCTTTTCTCCTCTTTTAGCTATAGCTTTCTCTGCTTTTTTTACTCGTTCTGCACCGAGATGTTTAACAGCATTTTTCTTACCAAACTCTCCCGCAAACTTAGCAGTATCATCAACCATAACAGATGGTTTCTTAAGAAGTTTAGCAGCAGCTTGGGCTGCTTTAGAAGCTAGGGTTTGAACAACCATTTAACTTCCCTCCCTCTTATAAGCCGTATGCTTATCAATAGGAAAACTTTCTCCTTGAGAATATTCATAATCGCAGACTGCATGAATAGGACCGTGAACTGCTGGACCTGTATGTGCTGCACCAAATCCCTGACCTGTTGGCTTTGCCACAGGAAGGTCTGAATCTTTATAGAGTGCTTCTTTAGTAGGCATTATGATTTCCTCCGATTTAACTTTTTAAGTGTTTTAGCAAACCTTGCTCTTTGTCCCATTTTACCTTTTTGTTTAGCAGCAGCATTTAATTTAGAAGCAGGAATTTTTTTACCCTTCTTAACTCCTAATGCTGCACGTAAAGCTCCAGGTTTTTTAATTGCTTTTTTAATGTTAAGTTTCTTTTTAGACATCTTTGTACCATTTAGTCATAAAATGAAGCTACAAATTTAGAATCTAAAATCATTCCACCTGCTTTTTTCTTTTGAACTTTTTTCTTTTTCTTTAAATTTAAAAGTTTATTATGTAAACGCTCAGTATCGGTTACAGGTCTACGTACTTTTTCATCTCCATACGCCCTTTCGACATTTCCTAATAACCAATTCTGGGCTTCCATTGCTCCAGTTTTTCCAGGTTTATATTTACCTTTTTTAAAAACTTTTACAGGTAGGGATTTTTGAACATTATATCTATCTACTTGTTTACCCTTTTTATATGCACTTACTTTTTTATTTTTTCCCATTTTAATCTCCTTACCAATACTAGACCTACTAATAGCCATTACGTTGATCCCTTTATAAGAGTATCAGGACCACCAGCAGGACTAGCATTAACAGCCATATCATCCTGTCTAGTCCTACGTGCCTGATTACGCAAAGCATTAATATGATACTGATATTGAGCCTCCCATAATTGAGTAGCTGTAGCATCTTTCATAAACAAACAAGTCTCTACCATACAGGCAGAGAACAAAGCATCATAACAAAAATCTGTAAAGTAATTTGAAGTTGTACCAGTAGAGGTAAGAGTAGTTGGTCTAACCACTGTCATAATCTCACCATTATGTGTAGATGCTGGAGTGGGAGCAATCCTTATCTCGGTATTACCTCTATAAGCATAATAGATTGGAGCACTCGTACTAGCACTGACAGGCCAGAAGTCATTCACAAACTCCATTGTACGCAATAACATATTCTTCCTTGACCCATCTTGAGTCATGGAGAAATTCCTAACGATACGAGTACCACTAGGAATTGTAACAATAGCCTTACCTGATGCGATTGCTATAGATGTATATACGGTCAACCCATGATCGTCTAAGTCAGTAGTAAGTTTATTTTCTGCCTTATTAACAATCTTTGGTAATTGTTCTGCAAATTCCGTACCATCATTCTCTGCCGTATTTTTTACATCCGTAATCAAATAATCATAATCAGGCATAATTAACCATAGAATACCATAACAACAGAAGCAGAAGATGGAGCCGATACCATAATCTTACCTTTAAACTTTACACCCTGTTCACCAAAGTATGTATCCCGATCACCAGCAAACTTAATACGAGTACGGGTCTTTTCGGTATTAACAGAAGTATAAGTATCCGTAATATTACACGTACCAGTAACAGCAGCCGTAATCCCAAGAATACGAGTACCTACAGCAATAGCCGTACCTAGTCCACCCGTAGCGGTAGTAGGAACAGTTGATGTCGAAAAGTCTACAAGTTGTCCACTTCCTGTAACCGTTGCAGTTTTAATATTTGTAGCCATGTTGTTCCCTTCATTAAAATAGAGTGGAGAGGGTTATTACACCCCCTCCTCTCCTATAGGTCTTAGCTAGAACCAGCCGAACCCACGTAACTGCGCCAGTCAGAGAACCCGAAGCTATAACGCTCACGAGCCTTGAAGCGGAGATTACCTGTGTCGAAGTCAGGTTCCATCTTAGTTTGTAGCGGAACACGCACAAACATTTTAGCACCATTCGGTACGTCAGTCTTAATGAAGTACGCATTGGTATCCGTAAACCTGCGATTCACCATGAACCCTTCTGGAATCATACCCATGTGACGAATAGCATTAATGTTATTCTGGGCATACGTTCCATCACCAGTTCCACCAGCAATAGTCGTTCCTGGCGAGTGGAGAATCTGATCAGCAGTTGACCACAGATCAGGTGGGATATGCAATGATACAGCATTAGCACCAATAAGAATGTTACGATCATCTTTGATCTTCTGAACATTCGTAATAATGGTTTCTAGTGCAGCTTCCGAAAGGTCGGCAGCGGCAGCTAGGTTAGACTGTATACTAGCCGATACGGTTGGGTGCGAAGCACTGAAGAAAGCTACACCATCACCACCAATATAAGCAGGGGCCGTGCTGAAACCGTTATTGAAAACGTCAGCAGCTTTTACCTGTTTGGTGTTTGCCATTGCACGAGCAAGACCACGAGCACGAAGTTTGGAGAACGTATCATAAAGATTGTCTTCCATAGCTTCTTCTGTGACTGCAAATGCAAGAGCCACCGTTTCATTGGTATAACGAGAAACGTAGGTTTCTTGTGCCGTATCGTAGCTGACTGCGGAACCTTCCCCTTTTACAGGTGCGGTTGCGAAGCCAGTGAACATTACTTCCTCTTCAAAAGCACGATCAGAATTTTCGACCTCAAAGAGTGCCTCATGTTCATTGTTGACTTCCCCGTACTCAAGACCGAATACGGCATTAAGACCAGGGAGAAGTTCTTTGGCAATACTAGCTCTTGAAATAGCCATTTTCTATCCTCCCTCTTAAATAGGACCAACAACACTGGAAGCAACATCATACATAGCTACTTCATTACGCAGAATCTTAACTGTCATAATCGGGAACGCACGTTCCGTAGCCACATCAATGTCATTACCAGGGATGTCTTCTACCCCTACAGCTTTAAGTGGAGCCGTAGCAGCAGTCCGTGTTGAAGCTTTCAACCCAAAGCCTGAAATACCTGTAGCGGTATTACCAGCACCCAGAGTCAGTGCAAAGTTTAGGTAGATATCTCCCGAACTACACGAGGCATCAGCCATAATGTTGTACGTCATATCAGGGTCAGCAATAACATTGGCTTGAATATTCGTAGCCGATGTATTTGCGGGCCAGTACTGATTCCAAGTCGGTACACCATCACTCTCATAGTATACACCCTGGAATACACCTACTGCATAATCAGCAGCAGCACTAACTGGTTCGATATTACCAAGGCTCACTTTTACAAGATCACCCTTAAAAATGCTACGGGCATCACCCGAAGCAATTGGAAGTATCTTCATACCAGTACTGTTAGTCGTAGAACCGTAATTACGTGCAGGACGGAATCCACCTAAGACGGAAACTTTAGTATCCATTTTAGTTCTCTCCTTCCATAATCATCCTAGAGTATTAGTCCTGAAACTTAGGACTCTTTCCCCTAGATACAGTTGACTTACTATTATTATAAATGGGCATACGAGAATCATTGTTACTCATTAACTGGCTATTTACAGCATTCATTAATTCGTTAGCTTTATTCTCATAGTGCTCCCTTCTCGCTATTGCACGACCTTCAGGCATTTTTGCTAGGGCTACATCACCCCGTACAACTGTACCTGCATAGCGACCTCCCTCCTTCACGATGGAGCTTGTTGACATTTCAGGGACTTCATCTGGTGTTACGAACACCCATCCATCTCGTTGACGCTTACCGACATTTTGATAGTCATCTGCACCCCGAAGTTGGACCCGTATCCAACGAAGAACCATACCCTGATTTAGAAACCTAGCTTTTACCTCTTCTGGTATTGCTAGTGCATCTTCCTCTTCAAAAGTATAGACTTCTTCTCTAGTTTGATTTTCCCTAACTTGTGAACTACGTGATTCTGTACGTGCCATGATTATTGTCCTCCACGCTTATTGGTTGCAACATTAGTATATTCGCCTTCAGCTTTATCAACTTTGAGCTTCTCTGCTGCATATACTTCAAGTGGTATCTTCCATTTGTTAGCAAGTCGAATATCTTCTTGACTTAACTTAACCTTACGGTTACTAGAAGTGCTAGGTGAGCGTGACGTTCCAGCGACCACTTGAGCAGGTGACGTTTCCTGCTGACGGGGTTGTGAATTTTGTTCCTCAGTATTTCCTAAAAACTTATTAGGAAATGTATCCTGAAGTCTTTTATTCACTTCTACATAGAAATCATCTTCAGAAGGATCGTACCCTTCTTCTTTTAATTGCTTATCAATTTCTAAAGCTCCGTAAGTCATTATCTGATCTTGACCAAACCAATCATTCTCAGACGCCCACCTCATTGCTTTAGGTTCAGGTTGAAATTGTTCTTGTTGTTGTTGAACAGTTTGTTGGTTTTCTTGTGTAGTTTCATATTGATCAAAGGCAGTTCGTGCATCTTCAATCTTTTGTTTTTCAAATTGGGCTTGATTTAAAATTTCTTGAGCTGATAAAAGCTGTTCTTTATCTCCACCATCGAAAGCATTAAGATATGCAGCCCTAGCTAATTCAATTTTATCTTCAACCTGTTTTGAACTTAGTTCAATATTCTGTTTAACATTTGAAGCAACTTCAGTTTCCTTTGTATTTAACTTAGACTGAAGTTGATTATTTTGTTCTATTAACTTATTAATTTCTTCATCACGTTCTTTACGTTGACGAATTAATTTACGTATTCTTTTTTCAGCACCCTGAGTTTCAATTCCTTCTAACTCAGGTTCATCTGGTTTTAGTGGAGGAGGAGAAGGTTCAGGTTTAGGTTTAGCTTGAACTTCCTCACCCTTTTCTTCTTCAACTTCAACTTCCATGTCCGAACCAGATGGCACAGTAATTTTATTCCACCCACCATCATCTTGATCTGCAACTTCAATTTCTTTTTCTTCTGCCATAATATTCTCCGTTGTTGACGAATCAAACGATTTACGTCTAATAGTTAAGATTATACACTACTAAGTGTGCGGTATGCAACTTTTTTTTAATGACTTAGATTAAAGGTAGGGTCTAAGTGTGTAGGAGATTCTACCTTCATTAAAATCTGATCATCAAATAATAGAATGAATCGTTGTCCTTGATAAAAAAGTTTCTGTCCTGTATGTTTACCATAGCAGACAAAATCACCTTCTTTACACCATGCTCCCTTTGGAAACTTAACTTGATCTAAATATGCTAAGTCTCCAACAACTACTACCTGTCCTACTGTTGTAAGATAGGCGATATCATCTTTAATAGAATCTGGAATAAATATACCACTCTTTGTTTTTTCCTTTACTGAAAAAGGACGCACTAAGATGTGGAACCCTGGAATCTGAGGGAGTTCATCCAAAGTTACTGCTTCATCTATAACATCAATCCATTCGTCATTCTTAATAGCATTACTTAATGCTGGCTGTCTCATTTAAAAATCCTCTTCATCTATATGTTGTCTACGTTTAATGATCTCAGTTAATTGTTGTCGTGACCATTCTATACCACTGATAGAACCTACAAGTTGTCTATAGTGTGCATAGTCTTCTATACTTCCAGATGCTAGAGAATTTTTTAATCCTTCTATTTCTTTATTGTACGATTGGATAACATCATCCCATATATCCATATTAGATAACTATTGCAATAATAGCAATGATAATAGCTATAGATGCAATCCATATCCCCCTACAAGATATTCCACATTGACAGGATATTTGTTTAATTTTATTATTTATCCAATCTTTACAAGTATGATATTTTACAATCATTTATATCTCCTACGATAAACTTGGACCTTTAGTTTCACGGGTGCTGCGTGTGGGGTTAGGGACTTCATAGGTATCGGGAGGAAACTCTTCCGTAATACCCTTCTTACCTCTTACAGTCCAGCTAGAATAATTAACATCATCCCAATCACCTACCGATTGACTGGAGTCATTATTACCAATACATCCTTGATTCATATACTTCATAACTTATTCCTCTCCTTCTAGTCTTTCATCTCTATGGGTTTGAATATTAGATAGCTCCATATCACGAGCAGTCCGTTCTTCTTCTTTATATAGATCAGCTTTTATTTCAGCTAACTTCAAGTCTCGTTTAGTATCATCTGCCATTTCTTGTTCAACAGCTTTAGCTACGAGACTTGCTGCTTGCATACTTTCTTTAGCAGTCCGATCCTTCTCTTTCTCTTCTGCTTTCATAATAGCTGAAGCTCCATCTTTATAAGCCTGAACTTTAAGTTGGTCTTCTTTAAGATTTAACTCTCTATTCTTCAGAGCTAACTCCGCACTATCTTTCATTGTATCAGCCGTAAGTTTTTCTTTCTCCAGAGAAAGCTGACCCTGTTGCAGTTGGATAGTCTGTTGTTCGATAGACTGACCCATTCCCTGTGAAGCCATTTGATTAGCTTGCATAACTTGTTGAGCAGCCTGTGCCATAGCCTGTTCTATTACGGCAGGGTCTTGTGCTCCTTGTGCTAACTGTTGAGTCATACCACTCATCTGCTCTTGATACTTCATTACAGAATGTTCCTGTATGTTAGCTTGTATAATAGGAGCGATACGTTGCATAATAGGATTGGCTCCATTCATTGGGTCTTGGAGATAAGCCATCTTTACTTGTATATGAGCATCATGGTCTTGGCCTGGAAAGGCAGCAATAGGTAATCCTTTAGTTGCAGCCATAATGTCTGATACAGGATCAAGTTTCTGTGCCTGTTGCTTTGGAGGAAGTATCTCTTCAATGTTAGGCATATTAGCTGAATTAAGAATTGTTCTATTAAGTGCTTCTAAGTTGAACATACCAGGAGGCGAGTTCTGGGCAAGTTGTAATGCCATCTGAGCCATCATCATCCTATGTGCATTTGAAGGAATGTTTGGATCACTGACAGGCAAGACATCTACACGACCATCAAAGTCTTTCCTAAAGATATGCTGATTAGCATTAGGAATCTCATACGGATACTTAGAAGGTAGATACTCATAATCAATCGTAGCTAACAATCTAAACTCATCTTTCTGAGATTTGTGAAGTCTCTTATGAACTGCACTAAAGAACTTGCTTGATGCTTCTAGTAGAGCCATTGTTGTTCCAACAGGACCATAAGAAGCATTATCGGAAATAACCTGTTCCGAACTATCTGCAAACTTCTGTCCTGCTGCTGATACAAACGTAAGCATCTGGTAGAGAGTTGAGGAAGGCTCCTTGTATGGCAAGGGAACAATAGCCTTTGAGAGATCAATACCAGTTGACTCAACTTCCTTAAATTCACCAGGAGCAATGGGATCGTTGTCACCAACCACCCGTACACCCTTTGCTTTAAAACCTCCTGGTAAGTTCGCAAATTGACCTGCATCTACTAAAGCTCTCATAGCTGCCGTAGCAGTCATCGTAAGATTACCTAAGAAATGCATTAGGCCAAATCCATAGAAACCGAACCCTGGAACGAATCTGTAATGTGTAAAGTGTATTTTCTTTTCTCTATTCGGATCGTCTTGGTTGAAGTTTCTACGAATACTTAAAACTTGTTTAGACCTTTCTTCTATCGTTACAATATACGGAAGTGCTACACCATCAGGATCATTATATGGTGCAGGTAGATCAAGATAACAATGTTGTTCTAAAAGAGTGTATTGTGGATCATTATCACTGGAAGGAGAGAATCCTAGAATAGTATTCATCTTCTCTCCCATAGCACTTTGCTCTGGTTGACCTGCTTGTGGTAAATCTATCTCAGCATAGATTCCAGCAGAGATGTCCCTTTTAAGATCATTAGGACTACGGTAGATGACATGAGTATACCTATCAGCCCTACGAAGATCACTAGCATAATAAGACACATAAAACTGATCAATAGGCACAAACTCTGATACAGGACGTTTAAGATTTGCGTCATAGTATATTTTTTTAAAAGCTGATCCTATAAGGGGCAGATGGAACAACATCCGTTCAAACTCATCGAAGTATTCAGACATCTGCTCTGTTAATTGATAATTCATAAAGTCCTTGACACGATTAGCTTGCATCTCTTTATCAGGAGTTTGCTTACCTATAATCTGTGTCTTAACAGGTCCACCAGCAGGAAATAATTCTTGTGATGCCTTGGACTGAAATTTTACAGCGGATTCAATTAATAGGGGATGCACGGCTGTACACGCACCTTCAAATGGTTCTGTTGCATCTTGAAGTTTTAAACCAAGTAGATCAAAACCACGTTCAAACATATCTTCCCATTCACCACGGGAATCTTTGTCACTTTGATAATTATCATAAACTTGATTAGCGATATCGTCTAGTTCATCTTCATCTATCTCTTTAGATAGATCGTCATACCATTCACCTAGACCAATAACTTCTTCTTCTTCAAATATAGATTCCTCTGATCCAAAATCTACGATAACACCACCATCATCATCTACTTCAAATGAAGTAGAACTTTCCTCTGTTGCTTCTATATTCATAGGAACAACATTAGATTGATTTAGTTCATAAGGATTTTTTTCTATTGCCATATAAATTCCTCCACTCTACAGTATGTAGTATACACTTAAAAGTTCCAGTACGCAACTCTTTTTTTAGTGGAAGGAGCATCTTCCCATTCAGGATCATCAGGATGTAGAAGGTTCCATGATTCTTTCATGTAATGAATAGCCATTGTCATAGCATCTACTTGGTCATCATGTGCTCCATTAGGAAACGTAACTAACTCATCTACAAGTTCTTCTGCCCACTTTCTACCTTTAGGAAACCATACACGACCAGCTTCCATTGAGGGAGTAGCAGCGTATACTCTGGATACCTTATCCCTATCAGGCATATACTCTAATACAGGTAGGCCACTTCTTCTCATATCCTGTATTAATGACTGACCACTAGCTTTCTTTTCTACAATACAAACATCAGGTCTATGCTCATCATAAGACATTTGAGCCATACGTCTAAGTTCAGGATATTCATATCTCCCACGTAGATTACCTAAGAGTATAAGCTGTGCCTCTGCACTCTCTCTACCATCATGGGTTTGTTCAGGCGCATAGAAGATACCCCAGGTTTGAATTACACTATAGTCAGCGGTAGTCTTGGTTGAGAAAGCTGTATCGTATGTTTGAATAATAAAGTCACACCCTGGAGGGTCATCATAAGGCCACCATTCAATCCATTTCTTTTTAATAAGACCACCTTCCTCTGGCGTGGGATTCTGCATATAAAGCGATTCCCAATACTTTGTTCCATTGGTAGCCTTGATCTCTTCTTCATCTATTTTCAGTAGTTCATCTGGTTTCCATTCAGGAAAGTAGGATGATCCTACAGGTAAGTCTAAGAGTTCTGATGTATCCTCATCTACCCATGCGGGTATCTTGATTACCTCCCACGGTATTGTACCGTAGTCCTGCATCTCTTGTTCCTGCTTTAGTAACCAACCACACAGGTCATCGTGATGATATCTGGTATTAATAATAACAATAGAACCGTTAGGCATGATACGAGTACGTAGACCAGACGGCCACCACTCCTTAACATACCGTCTACCTGCTGCACTAAAGGAATCCTCTTCAGACATAACATCATCTAGAATAGCTATGTGAGCACCACGACCAGCAATCTGTGATCGTACACCAGCAGCGTAGTATGATCCCTTTTGGTTTGTTTGCCACTTACCAGCAGCCCGAACATCCTGTCTTAATTGTACCCCAGTAAAGATATTCTGAAAGTCTTCACTATTAACTATATCCCTTACTGATCTACCAAAGTCAGAAGATAGCTGATCACTGTGGGAGACTGTCAGTATCTCATGGTTAGGGTTCTGTCCTATATACCATGCAGGGAATAACTTAGAACAGATAACAGACTTAGAACTACGGGGAGGTAGGAAGACCATTAATCTTTTTAGTGTCCCGTCCTGTATCTCCTGTAGCTTATCTGATATAACCTCAATATGTTTACCCATTTCCCAATCAGACACCAGGGTAGGAGCTATCATCTTAACAAAAGACAGGAAGTTAGTATGAGCCTTGGAATGTTTATAAGTATTTAAGGATTGCCTTAAAGACAATAAACCTTCTATCTGTTCATAGTCAATTGAAATGTTCTCGTTTAAACTCATTATACTTATGATCCTCTACAAATAATTCTCTCAGTTCACTAATAATATTAACCATAGTGGTTATGTAGTCTCTAATAGCTTCTCCTCGTCTGTCAGGCTGGAGGGCAGCTTGAGATACTGCAACACCTGTAGTTATATCTTTCATAATATAAGATAATACCTTACAGCATGATAGGGAATCCAAATGTACAAAGTCTGCTAACTCTCCTTCTGGTAGATCAAGTATCTCCTCCATCTCTCTTATCGAATCTTCACTCATACTAGTCTCCTTATTATTTTTAACTTTATTATAATAACATACTTCTTAGGGGTTGCCAAGTAGAAAAATCTGTGCTATACTAACTATGTAGTCAGGGGGGTAATAGTATATCTATTATCTCCTTTTTTATATCTTGATATGACGGATTTAAAAGTTAACATGATGAACCCCTCATTATTTGCTCCATATGTGTCACCCCCCTTTTATATATATACATACGCACCCGTTTTTACGCCCCCCCGTGCTATGCATAGCGAGGCAAAGTCTATGATTTCTCTAGTATCTCTTTAGAGTATCTTAGTAGTGAGTTCTTACGAACTACTTAGATACTCTAGAGATACAGAGAGATTCTCTGGAGCCAAGCTGATGAAGTCTGGTAAGCTCATAGAGCTTGGCTGTAGTGGCAACACTTTCAGCCAGTCACCAGACCTACTTAGTTCTACTAAGTAGTTGACATCTTTGACAAAAGTCATAGATCAAGACAGAGCCTCTCGGCCTTGGATTTGATGAGATGACAATGCATCAACAAGGTTGATGATGAGATGTCTTGATGAAACCTATATATCTCTTACGGTCTTGAACGTAGTGAAAGACCTTAGAGATATTTAAGGAGATTGTTATGGAATGCAGCCAAGGTTCTGGAATGACTCTTACCGCTAAAGCGGTTTCTGAAATCGACAAGTACGAGTCTTGTCACTGTGAAAACTACTTCCATCACTTGGAAGAGATCGAAGAGAATCTTCTTGAAGCTGTTAAGATTGGTCGGTTTACCTACGGTAAGCAGGTTAATCGGAAGATGCTTCTAGAGGAGCTAGAGGCTTTGTTGGATAGTGCCATATTACAATATGGCAAAGAGATTTAAGGCTTGACACTTAGGGTTACTTACGTGATGTGAGTTCTTACGAACATCACTTAGTAACCTTTACAGAGTAGAGGATGCCATGCTGCAAACAATGCTTGACAAATTCAACCTTGTTGAATTACAGAACCATCCAGCTAATGTTCATGCGGATGTGTTATCTTTTTGTGAACTCTTCCAAACGGAAGAGCAGTTCAAACTTCTTGCAGATAGACTGCAAGCTAGAATAGACAAAGGAGAAGTCTAGTGGGTGAATTTGAACTTCAAATGGCATTTGATGCCAAGTTTGGTAATTGGACTTATCAAGTATCTGTTACCGATACATCAGTAGATGTATGGGGAGAGCAAGGTGAATGGCTTGAATCTTTCGATTCAGTCATCGAGACTGTTTATGCATACGATCTTTACTGATCTTTTGATCTTTGCAAAGTTCGTCATAGTCTGGCCTTTGTTGTTCTCGGCAACATGGGCTGGACTAGTCGTTTTGTTCCACTATCTAGATACTCTTACGTGATGTGAGTTCTTACGAACATCACTTAGAGTTTCTTATAATAAAGGAGGCCATCATGGCTGTTAAATTTCAATCTTTCGATGTTAAAACTGGCAAGTGGACTGCTCACCAGAGCAAAGGTGATACAGCCAAGCGGGCAGGTGATGCTGGTCGGCCAGTTCGGGTTGTCCATGCCAACGGTAGTTGGAAGGTCATCAAGAATGCCGATGCTTTGCCTGCTACTTTGGCAACGTCTTTCGTTGCTGGTCGTGACGTAGTCACTACTGCCTAAGACTTATGTCTTTGTGGGGTAGACAGTTTAGGCTGTCTGCTTCACACAAGGACATATAAAAGGTCTAATGCATTAGACCTTGAGGGTAAACGAAGTTTAAGAGTGATGGGGTATCAAATCGTCATCGTCTATGCTGGACTATAGCTTTTAAACTTTGCAAGTTAGGCCAACCATGACTTGGTAGAGTTGGATCGTAGACGTATGATGTTTGTAGGTTCAAATCCTACCCTAATTTGCACCCTCTAATTTATTTAACACCGTAAAAAGCGGCAAAGTATCTCTCCTGCTTTGTCTATGGTGAAGCATGACGGCAGAGTGCAAGGCAATAGAGACCGATGTTGCCCCATAGGAGCAAGGAGACCTGCAACTCCATAATAATTAAAGGCGGCATTTGAGGAGTTAAGTCTATGACAAGTATATTACGCCTTAAAGGCATCTCGAATCACGGTAAGAACCGTGTTAGAGAACATGGAGAACTGTGGAAAGTTACAGCACATAGTTCAAAGACCCATGTTATGAGGTTGAATGAGATATTCATTGAATCTTTGGAGACAGGGGATTTACGTTGGGTAAATCCTTGGAAAGATCGTAACTTTGAAGTGGAGGTAGTATCTAATGGAAAATAAAGAATTGGTGCCAGAGATTGATCTAAACAATGTCTCTGTTGAGTATCATGGATGGAAAATTTCCATTGCCGATCATAAAGAGCCTCGCAAAAGTAAAGGACATCCACGTTATGTGGTCAGAGAGGTTGCAATCTGGCATCTGGATGAGGAAAGCCCACATAGTAATATACTTATTGTTGGTAGCTTTGGACAGGATTTGTCTGGCTTAATTGGTGTATTGGACCGGGCTAAAAACTACATTGACCATGTAAATGGTTGGGAAAAAAGCTGGGAAGATGCACAAGAGGCATAGGAGAAACTATGTATCAAGATAACGAGAAGTTCTACAGTGATCTCAAGATGATCCTGTTTATCGTAGGTTGTTTCACAATCCTGTTGTTAATCTAGATACTCTTACGTAGTGTGAGTTCTTACGAACACTACTTAGAGTATCTTATATAAGGAGGGCTGGAAAGCTCATGGTTAAATATATTTATCGGAAGCGTTTAAAGAAAACCCGTTATGGTTTTGGTCGTGGTTCTAAATCTTTCCAAATTCATTTCGGGAAACGATCTTTGTACTTGTTCATGCCGTTCTACAGCATGAGCCGTCTATCAGACAAGCAAGGGTTTGTTACCGTTGCCTAGTCTTTTTATGGGGCAGATATCTTAGGGTATCTGCTTCACATAAAAAGATTTACGAGAGGCATGGCTAGGTTAATACAGTGTCCCTAAAACACTGTAGGTCTATTAGGGTAGGCTAACGCAGGGTTCAATTCCCTGCCCTTTCACCTTTTTCTTGAACGTGCCCTGTAGCAAGGGCTAGTCAGCAGACCCACTGCGATGATGAGAAGTGAGATAGCACTCACAAACAAAGGACTCACACTGGATAGTGTCGGCTGTTGGGGTCGTTAGAGGGGGTGCGAGAGTACCCTAGCGAGAAAGGGATTTAGAAATCGTGTTCCCCTCACCAATTTAACTTTGTCAAAGGATAAAAGCTATGATTATCACAAAGAAAAGTATGTTCACTGGACAGTGGAACTCTATGGATATCCCTGTTACTCAATTACAGATTGATGCATGGGAAAGTGGTACTCTTATTCAAGATGCCATGCCTAATGTTTCTGCTGATCATAGAGAGTTCTTAAAAACTGGTGTTACTCCTGATGAATGGATTAATACCTTTGGTTCGGAGAAATAAAATGGATGCTGTACATATCTCAAAGATGAGTGGCAAGCTGGATGGTTTCAAAGCTATCAGCACTAACACTTTGACTAATCCTTTTTGCATCAAGATGAACAAAGCAAAGAAGGAAACAATTTGTAAGCATTGCTACAGCCATACTATGCTTAATGGGTACAGGAAGAACATGGCCGCTGCTTTGCAGCGTAACAGTGATCTTCTAGGTTCAAGAACTTTAAGCAAAGAAGAACTGCCAGTAATACTGGATGCTGTCTTTCGGTTCGATGCTCATGGTGAACTAATAAACATACAACACTTAGCTAACCTTGTAGCTATCGTTAATCATAATCCTAATTGCACCTTTGCTTTGTGGACAAAGCGTAAAGATTATATCAAAAGACTTTTCGATCACGTTGAGAAGCCTAAGAATTTGATTGTAATCTACAGCAACCCTACAATTAGTAGTATCATGGATACTCCACCACTATATTTTGATAAGACATTTAATAATGTCTTAGAGGATGAGTATGTGGACCAACAGAATTGTACTGGACAACAGTGCAAAAACTGTTTACTATGCTATAATCATAGCACCACGGATACTATTGTAGAAAAAGTCAAGAAGTATTAAGGAGAATAGAATGTTTGTAGAACGAAACAGTAATTTAGGTGACGTTACTTGTAAGAAAGTTTCCCTATCAGACTATGAGTTTGATGTAATGGTAGACCTTGAAGATAGTTGGATGAAACCTCCAGGGTCTTATCCTATCTGGTCATTAAATAGAAAAGGAAAGTATATTCTTATCTATGATGGAGACAGATATAAATCAGTAATGAAAAATTACTGGAAGGACAAAGAAAATGAAAGTAACACCAACAAGTAGTACATCTAATAGAATGATGTACAAACGTAATCCTTTTGTAGTTCATGTAAAGCAAAGAAAAGCTGATGCAGAAAAACCTAAGAAGGGTAGAGGTTCTTATGTTAGGAAACCTAAACACAAGATAAACATAGAGGTGTGACATGAAAAGAATTATCCATGTAAATCAGCACGTTATCAAAGCTAATCGCAAGCATAACGCTAGTGATCCCGTCTTAACTTGTAAGACTTACAAAGAAAATAGATACGGTAATACCGTAGAGTTTTCAGGTAAGTCACGGGTAGTCTATAGACCTGACAAGCCTTTGTCTTGTGGTGCTCACGTATGGATTGAAACAGACAGTCCCATCCTAGTAGATGGGGAGATGTTATAAAAAAAAGGGTTAGTAATGTACAATAATATATTATTGTTTAGTTTACTCTTTACATTATTACTATGTGGGAGTATTGTTTGGTAAACCTATATATCTCTTACGGTATTGAACGTAGTGAAATACCTTAGAGATATATAAGAGAAGGAGAATGATATGTCGTTACCGTCACCAAGTCAATCCCAATTGGAAGACTTGTATAATGATGCCGTAGATACGATCTACACTTATGTTGATGATAATATAGAAGATTTTATTGACGAAGCTGTTGCTCATGCTATGTTTACACATCAAACCTATGATGGAGATTTGTTACGAGAAGATGAGCTAGAAATAGATGTGCGTTGTGCAATAACTGACTATCTTAACAGAAGGAAAAACTAATTATGGCTGGTCGTACAAATACAAATTACCATGAAGTCGATAAAGTAAATATAAAAGTAAAACAAATGTCACAGGTCGGGTCTGGAACTAATGAAAGCTATGATGTGTTAAGCCTTACGGTAACTTGTAGTGATGGAACTGAACAAAGTATTAACCTGTTTAGTGCCTTTAATAGTAATATACACATTAACGGGGTTTCTATATGAAAGACCGTTTCAATTACCGAAATACAAAAGACTTGCCACTAAATGTCTATGACTATATACTGGCAGTTAGTGGTGCTGATGACGTTCACGATCTAGATGTCAAAGACATCAATGATTTTTTAAATGACCAAGAGGAATGGTATAATGAACACGATGTTTAACCACGATGTAATAGACTTTGAAGTAGAGAAAGTTCCACTGTATCAGTATGAATCAAGTAAAGGAGGAGGTTATTTTCCACAAGTGGGATCAGATGTAGGTTCATTACTGCGAAGGAAGGACAACAAGAAACCTTTTGCTGTAGTCAAAGACAGGTACGAAGTGATGCAGTATAAGACTACGGTACAAGACATAGAGATTGCTATCGCAAATTCTGGTATGGATTTAACTGGTGCTAAATTTGAAACTAAAGTATATAAAGGTGGAGCACAATTAGAATTAATTGCAGACTTCCCTGCCTATTCTATAGATATAGATGGAACAGGCCATGTAAATCCAAAGTTTATATTTCGTACTAGTCAGGATGGAACGTGGGCTAACAATGGAATGATGGGGCTATGGAGAAGCGCATGTTGGAATACACTAGTCTCTGGTAACAAGCTGGCTTATGTCTATGGTAGGCATACTAAAGGCTTTAGTCTTCCTGCTTTTACTTCTAAGATAAAGAATGCAGGAGAGTACATTCGGGGAGATGCCATGAAAGAAATGAAAGACTGGTTTAACACCCCTCTTAAACGTGAAGCAGCTATAGAGTTATTCAAAGGTACATTAGCAAAGCGTACTGATAATGTGAGCCGTAAGAATAAACATAACAAGGTTATCCTCTCTCACCTGATGAACATCTTTGATGAGGAAAACCGTCACTGTCACGGTAGAGCTTTGTATGAACAAAAGAATAGTCGAGATGTAGGTAGCCTATGGACTGCTTACCAAGCAGCAACGCACTGGTCTACGCATATGACTAAAGGTAAAGCTAAAGCACGATCAGAGAACTTACAGAATGTAAGAGTGCTACGTGAGGAAAGGGTACGTAAGATGCTCCGCTCTAAAGAGTGGGCAAAGCCCTTGGCAATTGACTACTATGAAGAAACTGGAGAGGTGTAATGCCTAAATATCAAGTGACTGCTACTATGTATAATGCTACTATGTATAATGATTTACATATAGATGTAGAAGCGAGTAACCCAACTCAAGCCATAGAAAAAGCCGAAGCAATGGATGAGGGTGACTGGATTGAAGATGGTGACTATTCAATAGAAGACACAGGCGATCTTAAAATAGATGCTGTCTTTGAGTATAATAAAGATGGTGACTTGAATGATGTATCAAATGACGTAGAGGAGTGGTGATATGACTGAACAAATACCAATGTGGAAAGCTGCTGAAATTCCGTTCTTGAATGGAGTAAAGAAAATCTTTCTAGAGAAGATGGCTAAAGGTAAAGCATCCCCTCTTAAAGGATGGTCGGCACGTACTATGTTTAATGAAGTCGTGAAAGAACAACACCTTACTCTCGCTGAACAAGACATAGCATGGGGTATCTTGATGGTAGATATCCTTGGTTATACCGATAAAAAAGTAAAGGGTTTAGAAGATGCGTGGCAAAAAGAAAGGGAAGAGCGTATCGCTCAAGGGGATTCACCCATCGCTAATAAAAATACCAAAGGATCATCCCATCCACTACTTGAAAGTGATGGAGTGGATAGCCCACAATCAATTATTAGCTAATGAATATCGTAAACAAGAAAGACAAAATGTAAAAAGTTCTACAGCTAATCGTGTCTTATGTGAAGGATATATAAAACATATGAGACATTATCTCAAACATGGAGATTGGATAGATAATTTCTATGGTAAAGATCAGGAAGGAAAAGTTGTATGGATAAGTCGTACATAAAATATAATACTTCTTTTAAAGTATTATTTATTAGTGTCATTACTACTGCAATTATTTTTGCTACATTAGCACTAGTAAATAAAGCTGAAGCTAAACAAACTGAAGAACAATGTTTAACTGAAGCTATATACTTTGAAGCAAGAGGTGAAAGTTTTGTTGGACAATTAGCAGTAGCTAATGTAATCTTACAAAGAGTTAGAGACAGTAGATTTCCACCAACTGTATGTGAAGTTGTTCATGCTGGTAGGTATTGGGAAGGACATCCTATAAGGAATAAGTGTGCCTTCTCATACTGGTGTGATGGTAAACCAGAAATTATGAAGGATAAACAAGCCCTTAGAACTGCACAAGATGTAGCTCGTATGGCTATTGATGGTGTTATCTATGAAGAAATACAAGGGGCTACCTTTTATCATGCTTCTTATGTTAGTCCTTATTGGACAAAAGACCTAGAGTTTATAACAAAAATAGGTAAACATTTATTTTATTATTATGATGGAAAATAAGATGAAGTATATGATACTAATCGTAATGTTTTTAGCAGACCCATCAGAAAAGATGGACTCTGTTAAGGTGAAAACTTTATATAATAAACCTTTAGTGTTTGAAAGTTACAAGAAATGTTCTGAGCATGTTCAAGAAAACCTCGAAGCATTAAAAGGATTCGGTAGAAAAGTTTTTGAAGATAAAGCTATAGTAAAACAAATCTTATGCGTAGAGGAAAAGGTTAATGCCTAGTAATGATTGGATTAAAAGAATGGAAGAGATAGAGAAACTAAACAGGAAAGTTGAAATATTAGAAGAAAACATTTTAGAGTTACAAAAACAATTAGTAGAAGCATATAAAAGAATTAAAGAGTTATCAGACAAAGGAACAATACAATGAGTAAGAACTTGTGGGATAAAGAAAGGGATTCTTTATTTCGAGACTTAACTTTATCATATCAAGAAGAAGGTTTTTCTTTGAAAGAATCTAGACGTTTAGCTAAACAAGAGACAGAAGAAATTCTATCTAACAGTTTGGATTTTGTGGAAGACGTTATTACAAAGTCTTATAAATAAACTGTAACTGTTACTAGTGTTAGTAGTACTTACGTACTAACACGTAGTAACTGTTAGTGCTTGACATCCCAATTCGATTGATGTATCCTACAGCTAGGTTGAGGAGCCACTATGGATAGTAATAAAATTGTACGTGATCGTCTTCCCCATGAAGAATGTGGAGCAGAGAAGGCACGAGTCCTCTATGAGGATGGTCATTGGTATTGTTATAAATGTGATCAATATGGCAGAGAAGAAGAGGAATATTCTATGAGCCAACAAACCACCGCACCTATTAAAGGTGTGATAAATACTGTCTTGTCTAAAGGAGATTCCGTTGCTTTACAAAGTCGTAATATATCTTTAGACACAGTAAAAAAGTATGGCGTTACAGCCAAGGTTAACAAACATATCTATCCTTATTATGATAAGGATGAATGTCATGTCGCTAACAAAGTACGCCAAACTAATCCTAAGAATTTCTTTGTCGAAGGTGATCTAAGTTCTAGTCAGCTATTCGGACAGAATTTATTTCCTCCTTCAAGTGCTAAATATATTACTGTATGTGAAGGAGAGATAGATGCTATGTCTGTCTTTGAGTTATCTGGTTCAAGGTATCCTTGTGTCTCTATTAAATCTGGTGCAGCTAGTGCTCTCAGAGATTGCAAAGCCAACCTTGAGTACCTTAACTCTTTTGATAACGTCATCCTATGTTTTGATAACGATGATGCAGGACGTAAGGCTAGTGCCTTAGTTGCAGAATTGTTTGAACCTAACAAAGCTAAGGTTGTGAAGTTAGATTTCAAAGATGCTAACGAGTACCTAAAGGTAGGTAAACGAGAAGAGTTTACTAGAGCATGGTGGGCAGCAGCACCCCATACTCCTGCTGGTATCATAAATCTCAGAGACTTAGGCACAAAGTTATATGAAGAAGACTTTTGTGATACGTGCTTGTATCCCTGGGAAGGTATGAATGAAAAGCTGTACGGCATGAGGACAGGAGAGCTAGTTTGTTTCACCTCTGGTTCTGGTATGGGTAAGTCTAGTATTATCAGAGAACTGATGCATCACATACTGAAAAGTACAGACGATAACATAGGTATCCTGGCATTAGAAGAGAACGTAAGGAATACAGCCTTTAATATTATGTCGGTGGAAGCTAACGCTAGATTGTATATCAAAGAGGTACGAGAACAATTCAATCGTGAACAGTTAAACGAGTGGGAGAAAGCTACGCTTGGTACTGGTAGGTTGTTTGCCTTTGACCACTTTGGTTCTATTTCTAATGACGAAATTCTTGGACGGGTACGGTACATGGCACGAGCCTTGGATTGTAAGTGGATTATGTTGGATCACCTATCTATCCTAGTCTCTGGTCAAGATGACATGGGCGATGAAAGAAAGTCTATTGATATCTTGATGACAAAGCTACGCTCTCTCGTAGAGGAGACAGGGATCGGACTATTGTTGGTGTCTCACCTTCGTAGACGGGGTGGTGATAAAGGCTTTGAAGAAGGCAAAGAAGTTACGTTGTCCCATCTAAGAGGGTCAGCTAGTATCGGACATCTAAGTGATGCCGTAGTAGCACTAGAACGAAACCAACAAAGTGAGGATGAGACTGAAGCTAACACTACTGTGATTCGTATCTTAAAGAATAGATATACAGGTGACACTGGTGTAGCTGCTCACCTTTACTATGACAAGGATACAGGCCGTATGACTTCTATTGATAACCCCTTTGATGTGGAACGTGAGGAAGGATATGACGGCAATGACATCCCCTTTTAAATCTAAGCGTAAAAGATTTGATCCTAAGTCTTATCAAAGATCAGATCGTAAAGCAAAAGATTGTATTACTAAATACTTAAAGTCATTAGGTCACACCGTCCTAGCAACTAAAGAAGACTATAGTGTAGACTTAACGTCTACTCTAGATGGCGTAACATATAAACATGAAGTAGAAATGAAACACGTATGGGATGGTGAGTGGCCTAGTGCTTGGAAGGATGTGAACATTCCTTTCAGGAAAAAAAGATTACTGACACAAGTGTATGGTAGTGAGGATAGTAAAGATATAAAATTTTATTTTTATATTATTAGAGGTGATTGTAAAAAGGCATGGAAGATGGACGCTCTCATCGTACAGAACTCTCCTGTCGTTGAGGTTCCTAATCGGGCCGTAAGAAAAGGTGAATACTTTTTTAAAGTTCCTGTAGCTAAAGCTGAACTTATAGACTTAGGAGTTAAGGATGGAAGTAAAACTGATTGCTAATATGGGTAGTGATTTAACTGTAGTTAATGCTGCCCGTGTATCCTTTGATAAAGTTTCCGACTGGGAAGTTATCCCTGAAGCAGGACCATTAAAGGATTACTTAAAGTTTGAAGATGAAAAACTTATAAGGTATCTAGCTAAACATAATCACTGGACTCCCTTTGGTCACTGTTCTTTACAGTTCCATATCAAGGCTCCTATATTTGTTGCTAGACAATTAGGTAAACATCAGGTAGGATTGGTATGGAATGAGGTATCACGTAGGTATGTAGATAGTAAACCAGAGTTCTTTGATCCTCTACTATTTAGAAGTAGGGCAGATGATAAGAAGCAGGGCAGTATGCCCGATGCAGTTATTGAATATAATATGAAACCTTTAATTGAATATGTTACCCAATGCTATGAGAATATGTTGAACAAAGGTATCTGTCCTGAACAAGCACGTATGGTACTACCACAATCTATGTATACTGAATGGTATTGGAGCGGTAGTCTTGCTGCTTTTGCTAGGGTGTGTAACTTACGTCTTAAACCAGATACCCAATATGAGACTAGGTGGATTGCCAAAGAGATATCATGGCTTGCAGAGGAACACTTCCCTACCTCGTGGGAATGTTTAATGACAGGAGATTTAGATGAGCAAAGGAATAGTACTGGACATAGAGACTGATGCTCTTGATGCAAGTAAGATACATTGTATCGTAACAAGAGATGTAAACACTAATGAAGTAAAGGAGTTTGTACAGGATGAGTGTTACACCATCTTTCCCCAGTGGTCTAAGGGGATAGATAAATTCTATATGCATAATGGTTTATCGTTTGATGCTAGAGTAATCAACAGATTAACCGATGCAAATATACCTATGTCTAATGTAGTAGATACTCTTATCTTATCACAGTTGTTCAACCCTGTTCGAGAGAAGGGACATTCCCTTGCAGCATGGGGTGATAGGCTAGGGTTCCCTAAAGATACTCCACCTGATAGTTTTCTAGAGTATACACCAGAGATGTTACAATATTGTAATAGAGATGTAGATGTAACCTTTAAGTTACTGAAACGTCTAGTTGGTGAAGGCTCTGAATTTTCTCCTAGTTCTATTAAGTTAGAACATAAGATTAGAGAACTGATTAACCAACAAGAGGAGAATGGTTTCTATCTTAATGAACAACAAGCTATGACACTAATGAATAGGTTTGAAGATGAGTCTGTAGTTTTAGATGCTCAACTAGAGGAAGTCTTCCCTACCGTGATCACTAAAAGGTTTCATAAGAAAACAGGTAAGCCTTTGTTAGATCATGTAGATAAATTTAATCCTGCATCCAGGCAACAGATAGCAGATAAACTTATGGAGAAAGGATGGGTTCCTACATTAAGGACAGACAAAGGGAACATAATAGTTAGTGACGAGATACTAGAAACTTTAGATATTCCTGAAGCAAAAATCATAGCAAGGTATCTTCTCTTGCAAAAGAGAGTATCACAAATTAAACAATGGATTGCAGCCGTAGATAACTACGGTAGGGTACATGGTAAAGTTATGACATTAAAAACTATAACAGGACGCATGGCCCACAATACTCCCAACATGGCACAAGTACCAGCAGTCTACTCACCATATGGTAAAGAGTGCCGTGACTGCTGGACTGTCTCTGATCCAGAGAACTATAAACTGGTAGGGACAGACGCATCAGGGTTAGAGATACGAGCACTAGCTCATTACATGGGAGACAAAGCCTATATTAAAGAGGTCATAGAGGGTGACGTACACACAGCCAATCAAAAGGCTGCTAACCTAGAGACTAGGGATCAGGCCAAGACGTTCCTTTATGCCTTAATTTATGGGGCTGGTGCTGCTAAGATAGGTAAGGTAGCTGGTGTTAATTCATCTGAAGGACAGAAACTTATTGATAACTTCCTACGTAATGTACCCTCACTCAAAAGTCTACAGTCACGGGTATCCATTGCTGCTAAGAATAAAATAATTCCTGGTATAGATGGAAGGAAACTCCACATAAGGAATTTTCATAGCTCTTTGAATACTCTTATCCAAGGAGCAGGTGCGGTGATCTGTAAGCAATGGTTGGTACAGATGATGGATCATGCTAAAAATCTTGATGTTAAATTAGTAGCTTCCATCCACGATGAGTATCAGTTTGAGGTACATAACAAAGATATCAAAGAGTTCTGTGATATAACAAAAATATCTATGAAAGAAACAGAAGAGATACTAAATTTAAAATGCCCACTCGACAACGAGTATAAGGTCGGCACTACATGGGCTGAAACACACTAACATATATCTCTTAGTAGTGTAACGTAGTGTAACTACTTAGAGATATATGAATTATGGAAGGAGAAAAAATAACGCTTGACAACCACAACACAATTTGTTATTCTGTTATCATCAAATAACCTCATATGAAGGAGAAACATAGTGAGTAAAGTAATTTCAGGTACGTCTTATTGGGCTTCCGTTATCACCCCTAACACCAAGTTCGATGCCGATGGTGTCTGGACTATTGATGTTGGGAACTTGGATGATCTCAATAAGAAGAAGGCTCAGAAAGATGGGCTAACTATTAAGAATAAAGGTGATGAGAAGGAAGACTTTGTTACGTTCAAACGTAAGGTACGTAATGCTAAAGGCTCCCTTAATCGTCAACCTAATGTGGTTGATGCTAATAAGCGTCTGATCACTGAAACTATGATTGGTAATGGTTCTAAAGTTAATGTACTTTATGAGCCGTTTGAATGGAATTTCGGTGGAAAGACTGGTGTCTCTGCCGATCTACGTGCGGTGCAAGTGACCGAATTAGTGCCGTACTCAACCGAAGAGGACGATGCTTTCGATGTAGTCCCTGACGGTTTTACTTCCGATGAAGCTGAAGACATCCCCTTTTCAGCTTAACCTTTAACTTGGAGGGGGAGAGTGTATAAAGTATATATGCTCTCCCCATTTTTATTATGAAAAAAATTAATTCCTTGATTAAAGATATCTATAATTTATTCAAAGATAACAAAGGATGTAAACTAAAAATAAAAGATCGTGATGCTATCATAGATGTATGCGTTGAAAATATTCGAGAACAACTCACAACATCTATAATGGGGAATGATAGAGATGCTAGTAGATTAAGGATGTCTAATGTTGGGTATCCTGATAGAAAGATATGGTATCAATGTAATAATACACAACAAGAGGAGCTACAAGATAACGATCCAATAAAGTTTTTATATGGGCATATCATTGAAGAGCTAGTCTTTTGTTTCGCTAAGTTAGCAGGACATAAAGTAACAGACCAACAGAAAGAAACTACTCTTGAAGGTATCAAGGGTCATATAGATGGGCGTATAGATGGAGTGCTAGTCGATGTTAAGTCTGCTTCACCTATCAGCTATAGAAAGTTTAAAGATAGAACTTTATATAGTGATGACCCATTTGGATATATCGACCAACTATCTTCTTATGCTACGGCATTAAAAGATAAAGAAGCTGGATTCTTGGTAATGAATAAAATATCAGGTGAACTATGTTGGATGGGGTTAGATGAATTAGAAATTTCCGATACGTCTAATCGTATTAAATTCCTAAAAGGAATGGTGACATCTACTACACCACCACCAAAATGCTACCCTGATGTTCCAGAAGGTAAGTCAGGTAATTATAAACTAAGTATAAATTGTTTTTACTGTTCATATAAAAAAGAGTGTTGGGCAGATGCTAACAATGGTCATGGTTTACGGACCTTCATGTATAAGAAAGGGCCAGTACATCTAACTCGTGTTAGTCGAGTGCCTGATGTTCCTGAAGTAGGAATTTAATTATGAAAACATCTTCAGCCAAAGCTAAAGGACGTAAGCTACAAGACTGGGTTAGAAATAAACTTATAGAATATTTGGATGAAGATCATACCCATGATCTAGATAAAGAAATTACTACGGCAATCATGGGAGAGAACGGGGCAGATGTTAAACTTAGTAGTGCGTGTGAGCATCTGTTTCCCTTCTCTATTGAATGTAAGAATCAAGAAAAGTTTACAGGTTTATATAATATCTTAGATCAAGCTAAAGGTCATAGTGACTTACCACCACTAGTCTTTATTAAAATGAATAGGAGAAAGCCATTGGTTATTTTAGATGCAGAACAATTCTTTGAAGATTATTTCTATGAAGAAACCTACTGACAATACGCATCCCCAATTAAATCTTCTATTTAATTTAGAAAAAAAATTACAGAAGGAGAAACCTGAACAATGTCTCTTCATTGCTGTAATTTTACAGGCTTTGCTGGATGCAAGCAAGCCTACTTTTGAGACTGAAACAGAAACCATTACTGAGAATAGAGAGAGGGCAAAGGCATGGTTCTTTGCTAGTGTAGGTGTAACATGCAAAGATTATATAGAAGTATGCGATCACGCTGGAATAAACTATTCAGATACAAGACTATTTGCTCACCAACTGATACAATCAAAACACAAGACAAGAATAAGAAAGAGGATCAACCTCTTACTACGGAAGGAACTTCCCATCAAGATTATGTAAATAGTCCTTTACATTATAATCAAGCTGGTATAGAATGTATTGACGCTATTGAAGCGGCATTAGGTGAAGGGTTTGAGTATTACCTTCAAGGTAATGTTATGAAATACTTATGGAGGTATAGATATAAAAATGGTGCGGAAGATTTAAAGAAAGCAGAATGGTATAACAAAAAACTTATAGAGTTAAAGGAGAAAAAATAATGGGGTACGGTCCACAAGTTCAAGCCTGTGAAGAGTTACACGCAACAAAGTATAGATTACCTAATGAAAGTTTTGAAGAGTCAGCAAGTCGTAATGCTGCCGCTATGTCAGACGATGACGATCATAGGAGTAAAATAAAAGAAATCTTTTTAAATCAAAGGTTTATGCCAGCAGGTAGAGTTCAATCAGCAATGGGTAGCCCACGAGATGTTACTGCATATAACTGTTTTGTGTCGGGAGTTATCGAAGATAGTATGGAGTCCATTATGGAACGGGCTACTGAAGCTGCTGAAACTATGCGTAGGGGTGGTGGTATTGGCTATGACTTCTCTCGTATACGCCCTGATGGTGATAGGATTGTTAGTCTTGATAGTTCTGCTAGTGGCCCCGTTTCTTTTATGCATATCTTTGATGCGGTTTGTAGAACGATAGTCTCTGCTGGTCATAGACGAGGAGCTATGATGGGGGTCTTACGTGTGGATCATCCAGACATAGAACAATTCATCAGAGCTAAACAGAACCAAGATAAACTTACTAACTTCAATATCTCAGTCGGTGTTACCGATGAGTTTATGCAAGCTGTAATAAAGAACACCCCATTCCAACTTAGATTTAATGACACAGTCTACAAAGAAATAAATGCTGTTGCTTTGTGGGATGAGATTATGAGAGCTAATTGGGAGTGGGCTGAACCTGGGGTTCTATTTATAGATAGGATAAACAATGACAATCCTCTCTGGTATTGTGAACAGATCGAAGCCACTAACCCATGTGGTGAACAACCCCTTCCACCATTCGGTGCTTGTTTACTAGGTAGTTTTAACTTAGTTAAATATGTAGATAATAAGGTGTTTAACTTTGATTTATTTAAAGAAGATATTTTCTCAGTGGTACGAGCGATGGACAATGTCATTGACCGTACTCGTTATCCACTACCAGATCAAGAGACTGAAGCGAAAAATAAAAGGAGAATGGGATTAGGCATCACTGGTCTAGCTAACTGTCTTACAATGGTAGGGCTACGGTATGGATCAGACGAAGCTGTACGCTTTACAAGAAAGATAGGTAGAGCCTTATCTTATACATCTGTAGAGGCTAGTTGTGATCTAGCTAAAGAGAAAGGATCGTTTCCTTTTTACCAACCTAAGTATTTACTAAGTGGGTATGTGAAAAGACTACCATCAGACCTACAAGATAAGATAGCTAAGTCTGGTATCCGCAATAGCCATCTCACAAGTATTGCTCCTACTGGTACAATTAGTTTCACGGCTGATAATATCAGTAGTGGAGTTGAGCCTGTCTTTATGCATGAGGTAGATCGTACTGTAATCCAAGAAGATGGTGCTCAGATTATTAAGCTACAGGATTATGTCTATGCTAACTATGGTATTAAAGCAGAGACAACTGAAGACCTAACTGTAGAAGACCACCTTAAAATGCAGGTAGCTATCCAACCTTACATTGATAGTGCAGTATCAAAGACTATAAATGTAGGAGATAATGTAACTTTTGAAGAATTTAAAGATGTTTATATCCAAGGATGGAAAGGAAAATTAAAAGGAGTAACAACCTTTAGACTTGCTGGTAAGAGGTATGGTATTCTTAATAAGAGTGAACCTTCTGTAAAAGAAGAAGAGGGTGTTGCTTGTTTCATTGATCCTACGACAGGGCAGAAGGAGTGTGGGTAATGGTATACCATACTATGGAAGATAGGATTGAAGTTCTAGAGATGGAAATTAAATTCTTAGAAGAGAAATATGAAAAGATGGATAGCGATGGAGGTAGATTTCAAACAGCCATTGAAGTCCTTAAAGAAATAGTAGATGAGTTAAAGTTTAAATGCTCATGGAGAAGACATTAATGATTAAATATTGGGATATGCCTATAGTACAGATAGGTATAGGGTTAGTTGTATTTTACTTTGGCTTAAAGATGTTTGCTGGAGGTATGAAGTCTCTAGGAAATGTAGAGCATCTAGAGTGGTTTGTTCATAATCCATACTGGATGTTCTTAGGGGGGATTGTATGTACGTTAGCATGGCAGTCAAGTTCTCTTAGCACTACAGCTATTATAGCCTTAGTAGCTAGTGGGTTCTTACCCTTACCTAGTGCTATAGCTGCTGTACTAGGAGCTAATATAGGAACAACAGGAACTATCTGGTTAGCAGGGTTACTTGTATCTGATGGGTTTCCTAAAGGAGATACACTACGAATAGCTATGGCTCATACAGGAGCTAATCTTTTAATGGCAGTATCACTACTACCGTGGGTCAATCATATCGCAAGATTTATAGGGAGGTTTTAAATGTTAACAGGTTTTGTTATAGCAATGTGTGTTATACATATAGCTCCACTAGCAATACATCTTATAAAGACAATGTAAAATAATACTTGACAAAGGTAATATTTTTTGATATCATATATAGTATCATAGGTAAACTATTGCTATATATGTAGGGTAGTTACCTTACTTGCTTTTATAAAGGAGAAAAAATATGTACCCCAATAATTATTACGGTGACTTCGTTCATGCCATGCTTAATAATACCTTTGGTATTCGGAACCAGCCAACAGTTTATGTTGTATCTGAAGAGCGTATAAAGGATATGGAAAAAAGAAAACAACAAAAAACTCTTGCATCTATTGATAAAAGAATAGAGGAACTCCAGGCTTATCGAAAGTCTGTAGAGGATTCCATTCCTAAATTAGAGTCTAAAGAATAACAGGAGTAAAAAGGTTTATGTATCAAAGACAACCAACGATTTATATTGGCTACGATGCTAAAGAACATTTAGCTTTTGAAACATTAGTTAAGTCTATTGAACTTACATCTTCAGTAAAAAACTTAAACATTGTAAAGCTAGATCAGGATGCACTTAGGTCTGCTGGATTGTATCGTAGAGCATGGACTACCAGCCCTGACAATAGAAATCAAAAGATTGATCTTAATGATGGTAAACCTTTTTCTACTGACTTTAGCTTTACAAGGTTTTTAATCCCTCATCTCAATCAGTATGAAGGTAAAGCAATCTTTATGGATTGTGATATGTTAGTGCGGTCAGATATTATGGAAGTCTTTAACCGATACACTAACGATGTCCATGCAGTTTCCTGTGTGTGGCATAAGTACCAACCTAACAATACAACTAAAATGGATAACCAAGCACAGGAAACATACTCTATGAAGAACTGGTCTAGCTTTATGTTGTGGAATTGTGGACATAAAGCTAACCTTAATCTTACAGTAGATGATGTTAATACTAAGTCAGGGTATTGGCTCCATAACTTTAAGTGGTTAGATGGTTGGGCGCATGGGAGAATGACACAATTTCCTATTGGAGAAATTAATGAAGAGTGGAATTGGTTAGACCATCACTCATCTGAAACCATTGAACCCAAGAATGTACACTTTACTACAGGTGGACCTTGGTTTGATAACTGGTCAGCATCTCGTGATGTAGATATCAAATACGCTACAGAGTGGAGTGCAATGAAAGATAAGATTACAATGGAAGAAGGACTATCTAATGTATAACTTCGTAACCTCTATGAATGAGGATGGTTTAAAACTTTATGGCATGAAGATGCTTGAGACTGCTGCCCGATATTGGAAAGAACCTCTTAAACTTACGGTGTATTATCATGACTTTGATTTGGACAAGCATGACGTACCCCATCCTCCTCACATAGAATACCGTAATCTTAATCTACTCACAGAGATGACTGCCTTTAGAGAAACCTTTAAAGAACATGATGGTACTGAAGATGGTAAGATAGATTATAATTTTAGACTAGATGCTATAAAGTTTTGTCATAAAGTCTTTGCTTTAACAGAGTTTGCTTTTGAATTAGCTGAAGATAGTCGTGATCCTGGTTGGTGTATCTGGTTGGATGCAGATACCTTTACTAAGAAAGAATTTAATGCAACAGATTTAGATAAATTTCTTAACCCTAAAGCAGAGTTAGCTTTCTTAGGTAGGAAACATTTTGATTATAGTGAAACATCCTTTATGGGTTTCAATCTTAAGTATCGTGGAGCATTAGACTTACTAGGTGATCTCCGTGGGGCTTATAACTCTGGTGAAGTTTTGAACTACCGTGAATGGCACGATGGCTTTATCTTTGAAAGACTGTTAACTATCTACCGTGCTCATGGTATGAGGGTACAAGATTTCACAGGACATTTGGACATCAAAGATTTAGTAAAGGGTAAGCAAGCTTTTGAATCTTTTCCGCTTAGTGATTTTATGGAGCATCTTAAGGGTGATCGTAAATCAAAAGTAAAAGGTAAACCTATTCCTCCAGCCCAACGCTATAAACAACTAGCAGATATTATTCGTCAGTACCAGCCAGCTAAGGTAGTAGAGACTGGTACATGGATAGGGCAACGTGCTATCGAAATGGCCTTAGCTTCCTTTGAGAATAGAGATGACTTCCACTATATAGGGCATGACCTTTTTGAAGAGGGTAATGAAGAGTTAAGTATCAAAGAACTTAATGCTAAACGGATTGTATCGGTAGAAGATATTACTAAACATCTTAATGAGTTCAAAGATAAGATGAAAGAGAAAGATAAAATCTTTACCTTTGAACTAATAAAAGGAGATACAAATCAAACACTACAAGATAATATAGATGCAGACCTAGCTTATATTGATGGTGGACATAGTACAGTAACAGTTCAAAATGATTATAATAAACTTAAGCATATTCCTGTAGTGGTCTTTGATGATTTCTTTACGGCTGATAAAGATGGTAACTGTGTAGAACCTGAGTTTCAAGAAGTAAATAGAATCATGGAACAGACAACTCACCGTAAGTATGTGCTGCCATCTAGTGATGGGGTACGTGAGGGAGGGTTTACTCACCTAGCAGTTATGCTAACTGATCCTGATATCCCAGACTTAACCAATAAGGTAATGCAAGTTCCTATTCATGTTACTCCTAAAGACTGTGTACCTGATCAGAACCTAGTAAGTAATATTAAAAAGAATATTAAATTGATGGATAACTGGTTGGAAAAAGGAAGAGCACATTCTGATAGAGTTATTATTGTATCAGGAGGAAGTAGTACAGACTGGGATCATGTAAAAAAATTAAGCCGACAAGATAATACTCGTGTAGTCTGTGTTAAACATTCATACCCTCATCTCCTTAAACACGGCATTCAACCGTGGGGATGTGTTATACTAGACCCTAGACCCCTAAGTGGTAAGTCTACTCATGGGGTTATTCGTAAAACTTTATTCAATAAGGTAGATAAAAATACTATATTCTTCTTAGCATCCATGACTAATCCTTCAGTGACAAGGCTTCTTAAGAAACAAGGAGCTAATCTATGGGGATGGCACGCATTCTCTGATACTCTACGGTCAGAAGGAGACAAAAATAAACCAGTGTTAGATAATACAATTAATGTTTCAAATGAATTTAATATACCATCTGATACTACATTTATTACGGGTGGAACCTGTGCAGCTATGAGAGCTATAGGTATGATGCACGTACTAGGCTTTAGAACCTTTGATCTTTTTGGTTATGACTGTATTGTACCAGAGCCTAGTGCTAAAGATAAAACTAAAAAGGAGAGAGATGGTAGACCTAAGTGGATGAATGTTACGGTGGATGACCATAAGTTCTGGACTACAGGAGAACTACTAGCTATGGCACAAGACTGTGAAAAACTCTTTGAGCGTGATGATGTAGATATGGATATCACTGTACATGGAGAGAATACTTTAGTGAGTACACTATGGGAGAAGTCCCGTATGAGTAAAGTTAAAAGTTATAAGGAGTTTTTACCATGTTAGGATTAGCAGATAGTATTGTAGGAGTAGCAGGAAAAGTCTTAGATAAGTTCGTAGAGGATAAAGACTTAAAGACTAAGCTCAATGCTGAACTTAAACAACAGATGATTAGTCTTGATCTTGCTCAAGCACAAGCTAATATAGAGCAAGCTAAACATCCTTCTATCTTTGTAAGCGGTAGCCGACCAGCCATCATGTGGATATGTGCATTTGGTTTAGGCTGGCAGTTTGTATTCCAACCTGTATTTGTATGGGTTATAGCTGTATCAGGTGCAGACATAGCTATTCCTATTATACCTACTGAGGGGTTAATGACCCTTACCCTATCATTATTAGGACTAGGTGCTGCTAGGTCAGCAGAAAAGTTCAAGGGTGTAGCTAGGGAAAACATGAGAAAGAGTAGATGATAACAATAACAGAAGCGGCAAACCTACATCTCTCTTCTATTATTGCTGAGAATAATCTTGAGGGTATTCTCTTAGGAGTAAGAGGAGGGGGCTGCTCAGGTTTTAACTACGATTGGCAACCGCTTAAAGAATTAGAAATTAGAGATACAAAAATAACAGACTTTGAATTAGATTTAGATGTAGGCACACTGGTACTAGATGGTGCATCCATTATGTATTTAGCTGGTATGGAAGTAGATTATAGAAAAGATATCTTTGGACAAAAGCTCATGGTTGAAAATCCTAATGTCCAGTCTATGTGCGGATGTGGAGAAAGCTTCTCTCCTAAAATGGATTTAACTAACAATGCTGAATGAAAAACAAGAATCTTTTATACAACATTATATCTTAACTCGTAATGCTACGGAAGCTGCTAAAGCTGCTGGCTATAGCTCCAAGTCAGCTTACAATCAAGGTTATAGACTGCTACAAGATGAAGAGATACAACAACGCATCTATGATGCCGAACAAGAAATGACTACAGATGTTAATGTTATCTCTGAACTAGAGAATCAATACAGCTATGCTAAGGGACATGGGCATACCAATAGTGCCATTAAAGCATTAGAGATACTGTCACGAGTACGAGGTAATAAAACTAATGATGAAGATATTCTAAATACAGATAGGATTATCTATGACATTCAAACTGCTATGAAAATTATAGGAAAGGAAGAGATGCAAAAACTAATGAAGACTTGTGAATGGGATACATGACAGACAAGACTACACTTACTAAACATACCCCTCTCCATACCAAAGATTGGTATATTAAATGGGTAGCTTCTATTATCCTATTAGCTGGCATCATACTAACAGCTAATAATATCTACCCACTTAATCTTTATATAAATATAATAGGATTATCAGGCTGGATTATTGTATCCATTATATGGAATGATAGAGCATTAATCATACTTAACACAGTAGGGTTATCTATCTACATTAACGGAGTAATATCTTACCTACTAACTTAACTAATGCTTACTTCTTTTTCTTTGTTTTCTTTTTATTTTTCTTTATAAAGTTTTTAATAATATTAGATTGCTGCTTATGCAACTTAGAAGCTTTAGCTAATCCCTTAGAAACTTTTTTTAATCTATTAACCATTTAACATTTCCACCTTTTTCTAGCTTGTCTTAATCTACTGTTAGGATTACGTGCAGCTTTAGGAAACTTCTTCATCTGACCTGCACTTCTAGCACAATAACTCTTACGTCTGGCTGCACGTTTCCCCGTGGGTTTCTTTTCTGTGACGGCAGTCTTTAGTTTACTCCCAGGATTATCCCTTCTATATTTAGCCACTCCTTTAGGAGTCATCCCTGCTCCCTTCTTAGTAGGACGCTTATGTCCTCCTCCTATAGTGTGGCCTTTCATAGTTCCTTTACGTTTTGTCATGTTCTAAACCTCTTAGTTTTCTTAGCTATACGTTTAGGTTGTTTAACAAACTGTTTACCTTTTGCTGTACCCTTACGTTTAGCTGCCGTAGTAGCAGCATACTCTTTAGAAGATAAAGATTTAATAGCTTTCTCAGGGAGGTATCTTTCACCCGTCTTACTAGACGGTTTACCTGATTTAGTTTTCCACTTCTGCTTACTCCACTTAGATAGTTTATTACTTTTCTTTTTCGCACCTGAGTAAGTACCACCTGAATCTTTATAATATTTAACAGCTAACTGCATAGCTCTTGCACTATGCTTCCCTCCCATCTTAGCCTTCGCTCTAGATTTTGCAGCGGCCCACTTCTTAGGGTCACGTTTAGTTGCTGTACTCATTTATAACTCCATATCCAAGGTCTAGGATGGTTGTCAGAGTCAGGCATATCATCAAGATGTATAAACCTAGCATCGTATGTGCCTCTCTGCTTTACGCCTATCCCTGTCATACCATGATGAAGTGCTACGTGTATAAGTTCTAGAGCATCTCCACCCGCTATCTTTACATCTACGGCTCTACCAAAAAGATGTGGTGAGTTCCTTGCTCCTCCAATATTAGAGTTATGAGCTTGATGTCTGTAACCAGAAGTAATAACCATAGGTTTATCTAACTCTTCACGGATAGTTATTAACTTATCCATAAACTCTGGCTCCATCTCACATTCACCTGTACCCTTACAGGCCATCTCTTCTTCAGTAAAGTACTGCCAGTCCATTTTATTCTCCTTTGTTATATTGTAATTAAATTACATATCTTCTCCACCCATCTCCTCTGCACCTGCTGCATCTGCATCAGCATCTCCACTTCCTCCTCCATAACCACCAAAAGCATCTGTATCATATCCAGCATCACTAAAGGTATCTACTTGTGTTGCTACATCTATGGCCTGTGCATCAGTTAAGCCAGGAACAGCACCAGGGTCGTTTCCATAAATATCACCTCTAGTTATTTGTCCAGGTTGAGGAACATTTCCAAACGGGCTACGAGGCGTATCTGGATCATGGGCAGCAATCGCTTTTTCTATAGCGGGAGAAACGGGACGGTTATATGGGTCTACATATGGATTGACTACCCCAAAATTATAAGGGAATCTATGTTTTGTTGGGTCATATTCTAAACTCTTTTGGTAGTTCTTTTGCAGCAAACCTAAGACTATACCACCAATACCAATTGGAGGTATTTCAACATAGTCTTTAAAACCTGCTTTGGGATCATAATCTATTTCACTTAAAAACCCTTTCTGTACACCTGTAACTGGGTCGATATCTGGCTCATGTCCAGGCGTTTCACCATCACTATCAGGTTCTCTTTCTATCCTTCTCTTTTTACGCACAGGAGCAAGGTCTTCTGTAATCTGTTCTACAATATCTTTTCTACCCCAATTAACTACAGGTTGAGAAGGGTCTTTCATATGAGCTTCAGAAGAAAAGAACCTAGCTTTTCTACCATCATCATATATCTCGCCTCGTAGAATATCTAGAGGATCATCACCTGTGGGACCATAGTCAAATATATAATCTCCAAATTTAATTTCTCCACCATTTGCATACTTACGTAACTCTGCTTGTCCTATAGGGGTAGCCATTAAAGCATTGACAAGACCACCACCAGCAAACTGTTTAGGTTGACCTAGTATTTCCATCTGTTGTTGTTCCTCTATTACTTCTGGTTGCATTGGTGTAGCCCCTTGTTGTTGGGGAAAGTTAGGTAATTGTGTAGGAGTAGCCATTATTTGTTCTGGATTAATCCCTTTTTCCATACCTCCAAATAACCCTGCTAGCCCTGCTACTTGTGGAGTAGCTCCTAAAGTTTGATACCTAGGTCTAGGTACTCTAGGATCATTACGACCTCCTCCTTTACCAAGAGGACCATCTCCTCTAGGAGGGAATCTCTTACGAGGTCTAGTATTCCGCATAATACGATCTAGCATCTGCATTGTATTCATTTGATTTCTATCAGCCATTTGAAAGCCATGTTGCATCATAGGACTAACTTCCTCAAAAGTTTCTTCTGCTACTTTCTCTGGAAGTCTTTCAGATAACTTATCAATACGTTCTATTACAGGTCTATACAAAGGTGAAGATGGTTCCATAACCTCTGTCTCTGTTGCTTCAGTTACCTGTACATCTTCTTGAGGTTCTGGAGTATTAAGAAGATCACTTGAACTTTTAAATTGACCATCCTCAATACCTCCATCTACTCTCAACGTAACTGGAATATCCTGTCCACCTGCACACATTATCTTTCTCCCGTAATTTCAGCAGCATATGTACTATATACTTCTTGTAATTTATTTAATGATTCTCTAATTGGAGGTTTTTGACCTGTCTCTTTTTCAATTATTATACCATACTTAAAAGCATCAGACCTTACAGGAGGTTCAGGAATATACACACCACGTTTTACCATGTTAGTAATAATCTTTCTATCCGCACCTTTAGGAAATAATCCTCCTCTAGTTATAGCTTTTATTATGTCGCTATTCTTCATACCTGTACTCTTTGCAGCCGTAATAAGATCAAACATTTTAGTAGCTTGGACATATTGTTTTTCTAATGCTTCTTTATATGCTCCAACAACATCTTCTTCTGTTTGTGGTTGCATCTGTTGTAAAGTATTAGAAAATATTTTACCAGCATCAGCCATATTTTTTTTAATATCATTAGCTTGAAAACGTAAAGATTTATTAATATCATAGTACTTAGGTTTGATACCTGAAAGACCAGCTAATTCATCGTTAATATATAAACGAGTGCCTGTTTTACCCTTTCTTACCCCATAGTCTTTACCCTCTAAATTCATAGATGTAGCTATATCTTTAGCAGTCTTTACAATTCCAGGCTCAAATGCTTCCCATACAGTCTCTAATCCCCTACCAACTTTTTGTAATCCTGTATCTGTCTCACCAAAAATAGGTCTACCATACTGATCCACATTTTGAGTAATGTTCATTATACCTTCTGCTAACATAGAAGGACCAAAAGTTTCTGCTATAGGTCGTAATATAGCTGAATTAAAAGCATCATCTACCCTTCCTTCTACATACTCTCCTTTATTAAGAGCATCCATAGCAGCACGTATGGGTAACTGTGTCTTTGCCCAAGGGTTAATATAATCTATATTAATCTTTTTACCTTTACCATTCTCAGGCTTACCAAGATAGATATAACTAGCTCCTTGATCAAAGTCAGGATCAAACTTAGCCATAGCCTGTCGCACAGTATACGGCATCCCCTCTTCTTTTTGGTCTATACCTGTGACTAATGCAGAAGTAGTAGCTAATGCAGGAGCAGCAGACTGTGCAGCTATGATAGCACCTAGTCTACGCTCACCAGCTTTAGCTTGAGCCTGTCCTTTTAATTGCCCTAGGTCGTTAAGCTCTCCTCTAGCCATCATAGCTCTGCCTTCTCTCATATCTCTGAAGGCACTTTTAATAATATTCTTTTGAGTACGGATAATCTCTGTAGTAAATGCAAGAAAGTCAGCAGCAGGAGCTAAACGTGCAGCCCTTACAAACTGTGGTACACCACCGTAGTTTTGCATATGGTTGTTTACCTGTTGTGCTGCATACTCATCTAATGCAGTAATCTCTACTTCCTTACCACTACCACCCATAAATCTACGCACTACTCTATTAGGGTCTTCACCCATATCTCGTAGCACTTGATCATAGTTCATACGTTCGTTTATAAAAGCAAACTGTTTCCACATATCATCCATTGACTGATAAAACTTTACAGCCTTAGTATTCAGTCTTTTAGCTTTATCTACAATAGCATTCTTATTTTTATACAAGGGAGAATTAAATTCCCAAAAGGCTTCATCCCCTGCATCCCGTAAAGCTCCTTTAAATGCTCCTAAATCTGTACCACTTTGTATGTATCCAAGAGATATTCCTTTTTCAATCTGATCTTGAAGTTCTCCATCAGACATACTTGCTAATCCTCTAGCTACTTCAGTCATACCTTTAATAGCTCCAGGTCTAAAGTAACCTGCACCCATAGACATCCAGCCAGCACCTAAGAAGTTACGAGCAATAGCTGTTGGACTCCATACAGTCTTAGCTGCACGAGTATGACCTTGTAACAATAGGTATTGTTGTAATGGTTTAAACTGTACAGGAGCTATTTCATTACCTTGTTTAATAGCAGAGGCTACCTCAGATGTAGCAAACAAATCCTCTAAGGGTTGTTTAAATGGAGAGTCTGCTTTGATAGGATCAAGTGGTCCTTGCACTCCTCTTACATCAGGTATACGGCTTTGTAAAGCTACGTTACGATCTCCTGCTACTTTTCTTCCTGCCCCTACAAACTCTCCTTCATCTATTAACTTAGCTAATTCTTTTTCATAGTTGTATGTTTCTAAAGTTTGAAACAATTTCATTGCACTGTTAGCATAGTTAGTAAATGGATTTTTATATTCTCCCATTAATAACTTTATTTCATCAGGGATATCCTGTCGTTGAGTTAAAATCTTAGTAGGATTTCTACCACCTATCTTACCCCATTGACTAAAGACACTAGTTAAATCGTCCTCATCATTTAAAGTTAATATCCTATTAATTCTATTAGCAATCTCTCCTGTTTCAGGGTCTTCAAAATCTCGCAGTAGTTGACGTTGAGCAATATTTAAAGACTCCCTGCCTGTCTTAGCAATCTGCTGATGCACTTCGTCATAGTCATCATATCTTTGCCGTAATTGATTTTTAAAGTATTGCCCTACTTGTTCTTTAATAGTTAATGCATCAGGTCTAGCATTAAACTCTTTACTATAATTAGGATTATCAAATACCTCAAATTGTCTGGTTACATATAGATCAGGTCCACCTGTATCATCCATAGACTTTTGTATTTTTAAAAATAAATCTGATTCTTTTTCAATAGCACCACTATCTAATAACTGTTTTTGAATATACTGGATTTGATTTCTCATTCCTTGTAGTGCTTCAACAGTTTCTTCACCAGCTTCAGATCGAACTGCATTTATTGCATTAGCATCTCCTCTAAATGCATCGTCCATTACTTTATAAAAATCTGTACTTACTTCTGATACTCCTCCTGTATACTCTTTATCTAAAGCACTTTGTAATCTATTAAATTGTTGCATAACATTACGTTCCATAACAGCAGGAGCCGTATCTAATCTACTACGTAATTGTTTAAATTTATCCCCTAAACCAGCATCATCAAAGAATCCCCTCTTAACTTTAGCTAAAAGTTTTTGACCAAAGGTTCTACCTTCTAATGTTTCTGCTACATCAAATGTACTATCAATAACTTTAGTTCCCTGAAAACTAGAGGGACCAGTTCTTTTTAATTCAATATCTGATGTCCTAAAGTTTTCTATAAGTTCTTCATCTGATAAATTGTTTCTTTTTTCTTCTGCTATTTTTATACGTTGATTTACTGCATTTCGTTTAGCAGGAGACATTTCAGCCAATTGTTTTGCAGTAGGTTTTTTAGGAATTTTTACTGCTTCTCGTTCTGCTTTAGTAGCTACTCGTGAACCAGCAGCATCTATATCTATAGTTCCTCCTACTTCTAATTCTCTTTGAGCTTTAGCAGCTAGGCTAGGAGCTTTACTTTGAGGAGCCATTGTTTCTAAAACAGCAGAAGTTTCTCTAACTTGTACAGGCATAGCAGCTTGAGCTTGATCAAAAGCTTCTTGTTTCATTAAAGCTCTTTTACGCCCTAGTTTTTCTGTTAGTTTAGGAATATATCTACCACCTGCAAAACCTAATGCTCCCCCTAAACCAGAAGAAAGTACAAATTCAGTAGCATCTATTTCCTCTTCTTCACTCCTACCTAAATTAATATCTGCTTTCTGCCTAGATAAGTTATCAACCCCACTATAAGCACCTGTTGCTATAGCACCAGTAGCTCCTTGTACCTTTCCTAATTCTTTAGCAGCTTCTTTACGAGCACCTGCTAAAGTTTCTTTTGCTAGTCCTTTTGTTGCTCCTTTTTCTGCTACCTCTTTAGCTGCTTTTTCAGTTAAACCTCTTTTTACTAAGGCTTTCTTTAACTGTTCTTTCATTTGAAATTTAGCAGCTATACCGGCAGCTTTACCACCAAACATTTTTCCAACAGTACCAATACCCGCTGTACCTATAAGACTAGCCCAAGTAGTAGGGTCTTGCCCTAAGTTTTTTAAAGCTCTAAAGAAAGACATAGTATCGGCATCAGTATTATCATACTTATCCATACTACGTACCCATGCTGCTTTTGTATCGTCATCAAACTCGTCAGATCGTAAAGCTAAAGAACCTATACTTGTAACATCCCACCCAATTTCAGAGTGTCTATTCTTTAACCACTCTGCTAATGCTACCTTAGAACCTTTCCATGTTTCTCCTTCTTCATTCTCATAGATAGTAGCAGCATCTTGTATCCACTCCTTATCTGTATCAAGATCATCCATAGTAAATGATGTTTGTTCAGGTGTTATTGTCTCAGAAGTTTCAGAATCTAAAGTAAACCCTGAAGGTAAAGTAGAAGAGGGAGAAGAAGTTATAGGAGTAACCTTAGTCTTTTCCTCTTCCTCTTTATCCAATATAAATCCTTCAGGCAAAGATGTTACATCTTCCTGCACTTTATCTAAAACAAATCCTTCAGGTAACTGTTGCAAAATATTAACCTTTATTTAAATAGGAACCCATTTACTTCCATCCCACCGTACTTTATCCCCATTAGCATTTGTTGCAGTAGCTCCAACTTGAGGACTGCCTGTTGTTGAGGAACCTGAACCCCTTGTGTTCAGTGTATCTAACACGGCTCTGGCCTGACCCCCGTAAGTTAAACCATATTTAAGGAAGTTTTGAAGTAAGTCTCTCTTTCTTCTTTCCCACTTTGCTGTCCACTTTCTCCTATCTTCTTCAGTTAAGGGAGTATCTTTATTTAACATAATAGTTTCATTGCCTTCATCATCAACCCCAATCATAAATCCCATCTCAGCTACCAAATCTTTTCTTTCAGATTCAATCTTATCATTAAAGTTTTTCTGAGATTTAGCACCATCGGTAGTATTAGGATCAAACATATCTAAGTCTAAGATTTTAGCATATGCATCAATATTTTCCCTTTTCATATCATTGACATCTGTATATGCTTCTTTCTTTAATTTCAAAGCTTGACCAGCAGCTTCCGCACCTTTAAGCATATAGTCTGTTTCTTTAAACTTTTCTTTAAGTTGTGCTGCTCTTTTACTCATGCCATTAGTACGTATTTCTTTATCATAATCTGCTTTCAATTTAAAGGCTTCTGATTCTAACTCACCTCTACGTTTAACAAAGACATCTTCTAATGCAAAGGTATCATCAATTTTTTTATCTTCAATAGAAGTCTTTTCTCTGGCTCTCTTCTCTTCACCAGTGGCAAAATCATCTTTAAGTTTGCTATACCTATCAACAAACTTTTCCATATTATCCTTACCACCCTGTAAAGCTCCTGCTAAAAATCCTCTAGGGTCTTGTCCACCCTGAAGAGACATAGGTAACAACATATTAAGGAAAAGGTTTTGCATTGCTCCTTGCTCTCCTCTTTCTTTAGCTTTCTCACCTCGTGCAGCTAACTCAGCTAATTTAGAAGTAGCTCTTTTATTAACGTCAGCTTCCCGCTTAGTCATATGTTCTTCAGCTAACTTTAATTGTCTGTCCCTAAAAGCATCTGCGGAAGTTTTAGCAGTCTCTAATTCTTTTGTTAAAGGTTCATAAACTTCTCCAATTTCTTTAGCTCGTTTTGCTGCTAATTCTTTAGGGTTAGAAAAGAAATCATAGATATCATCATACTTTTTAATTTGTGTGTTTCTACGATCCTCTAATCTAAGTTTTTCAGGGTCTTCTAACGGAAGCAAACCCATTAATCCTTCCCTAGCTCGTGCTTGTAGCTGTAAGTTTGTAACTGGAGTTCTTTCTTTAGTAGGTTCCTTAAGATAGTCTTCTCGTGCTTTTTGTATTCTAATACTTTCAGTAATATCATCTGAAACAAGCTGTGATTCTTTAGGTAAATCTTTCCCGCCAAATGGTTCTAGAGCAGCTTTTGCATCTGCTTCTTTTTTAACTCTTACCTGTTTCATATGCTGATCAATTAAATCAGGAGCGGCTTTATTAGGAAGTTGAGATTCACTATGTGCTTGTAACGTAATTCGTTCTTGTGTTGTTAATGGTGTATTAGAAGCAACTTTTGCTTTAATTTTAATTACTTCTTCTTCAGCCGCTTGCTGCCTAGCTTGCTGCTGTTGTTGTTCTATAACATCAGTATTCATGCCAAGTTTATTGAGCGCACCTACACTAAAATAATTTTCCATATTATTCTGATGAGCTTCAAATCCACCACCTTTTATCTGACCACCACTGGCTAGACTAGCAAGACCTCCGACCTGCCCACCTTCAGCAAACATACTACCAAATCCACCTTTACTAAATCCACCCATTCCACCATAGATAGATGCAGCAGTACCAGCTAGACCCATAAGATTTTGACCTAAACTAGCTTTAGGTTGAGTATTAGTTGTAGTAATATATTTAGATGGTTGGTAAGAAAAGCCACGCACATGACCAAGATGTTCATCATATATTCTAGACGGGAACATTTTCTCTTCCATAAATTGGTTATATAGAAAATCTTTTTTAGCCTGTTCGTCTGCCCTTCGTTGTCCACCAACCCCTTCGATAGCTGCCATTTCAGACAAGCCTTGCCTATATGCTAATGGAGCTTGAGCAAACATACGTTGAGCACCAGCAGCTTCTCTAGCTTTCTGTGCTTCAAAGGCAGATCGCCCTTGTTCAAATGCTGACTGCATACCCCGTGTTTGAATATCACCAAGTTGTTGTTGAAGATTACGATTAGCTTCTGCTTCTGCAATAGCCTGTCTACTTCCACCAAAAGCTCCAGTAGATTCTGCACGATCTCCAATGTTTCTAAAGGTAGGTTGAGCCTGTCTTACTGCTTCACGTTTAGCTATATCAACCACAGCTTGTTGATAGGGATTCATATACTGCTGTGCTTGTTGTGGGCCAAACTGATCCATCGAAGAACTTAAGGCAGAAAGTCCTGCTTCATAATAGGGACGAGCAGAAGCCATACCAGTACCAGCTATACCTGATAATCCTTGTTGTAGGATACCCTCTCTAGCTGCTAACTCTTCTACTGATGGACCTTCAAAACGTCCTTCATATCCACCAGGAAAAGCTTCAAACCCTGTTTCTAATTGATCCTCAAAACGTGCTCTAGATGATTCTAAAGCATTTTTGATATACGGCTCCATTGTCTCCCAACTTTTATCAGTTACCTGTTGAGTTCCTTGCGAGACAACTTGAGGTTTGCTACCACCACCAAAACACATTTATTTTCTCCCTATCACCTTTAAGTCTCCTCCTAAATAAATATATCCAAAGTGTTGATATATTTTAGAAAAGAGTTTGTTTTTTCTTTCATGTTCTACATCGTTAAATATACCAGTCACTAAAGGTATATTTAATTTCTTTGCATAGTCATCTAACTTCTTCATCAAGTTTAAAGCTAATCGACCTTTTCTAAATTTCTTTCTAACAAATGTAAAATCTTCAGATAAAAATTGTTGATCAGACCACCACCATTCACTTATATGTCCACCTGTCATTCCTGCTAGTTCTCTTCCACCACCATCTTTTTTAACAATGTTAGTTTGAGCTACGTATAAAGCTCCTTCATTAAATAAAAAGGTAATATAATCTAATACCTTTGATCTAGATGGTTCTCCTACTCCTACTTCTGTATACATCTCCTCAATCAGAATATTTGTAATCTCAAATATATCTGCTAATTCTGCTTCTCTTATATTCATTAAGCAAGTTTCTCTAATGTTTTTCTTCCATCCATCTCAGGGGGCTGCTTATCTCTTCCATATTTTTCTTTACGAAAATCAGAAATAAAATCATCCATTTTTTCAGCACCATCATCAGGATTACCATTACCTAACCCAGACATTACATCAGCAGGAACTACATACTCTTTAGGAGACAATGCAGCTAAACCTCCACCATTTATTTTAAACATTTGATTATCTTGCATACCATGCCCTTCACCCCCAACATATCCACCACCAGCCATTCCCCGTGACATTGGTGGTTGAGGCATTGACATTGGAGGTTGTGGAGGTGTAGGCATAGGAGGTTTTACCGGCATTGGCATTGGAGGACGTTGAGGCATTGGCGGCATTGGAGGTTCTGCTGGCATAGGCATACTAGAGGGTACTGTACCCGCAAGTCCTGTGGGTTGAGGATCAACAAATGTTTCATGTATCTTCTCTACTAAATCTACAAAGTATTGTTTACCTTTACTAGTTTCTTTTTCTTGAACAGCTTCTTCAATAACTTCACTAAAGCTAAAAGCCTCTGGTAAACCAGTGACAGGATTATAAGTAAGTCTTCCTAAAGCAGCTAATCCTTGAACTTCCTGTGGATTCATGTGGACAAGAGTGTTATCCCCCATACGTCCCATCCTACCCATAGTTTGTCCTAGCTTTCCTAATGGGGGAATTTTCATCATTTCCATTCTCCATCTTTTAGCTTTTGAGGATTCATATAATTAGACTGTGCTTTTGTACCCTCAGTATAAACATTTGTTTTAACTTGTCCACCAGATTTCATTGGTTGAAATGACTGTTGACCTTGAAACATTTCAGGGACTAGAGTCTGCCCACTATTTATGTTTCCAATATACGTACTCTCGTTTAAAAACTTATAAAATTCATTCATGTCCATTAGTGTAAATCCTGCCAATTAGTTCCATCATATCCTTTAAATTTACTTTCTCCAGTAGAAAAGGCTATATTACCAGCAATTGGAGCACCGATATCTGTAACAGTTGTCACAGTTAAAACTGTCGTAGATGGTGTCGAATCAACTTCTGTATCACGAGTGTCTAGTTCATTAATTAATGCCCCACTCCACAACTGCATTTCATTGTAAATAGTACGACTCTCTTCATTAGACAGATCAACCATAATAAATGTTGAAACTTCTGGATACCTTGCCATTACCGCATCCCATCAGGCTGAACTGCTAATCGAAGAGAACCGTACCTCCAAGAAGTACCAGCCGTATCACATGATACTCTTACGGCAGCTTCCCTTCCTCTCGCTCTCAAATCTACTTTCTTTGTTGTTGGGGTAATTTCAAATGGTCCTTTTGTAATTGAAGTATTGGTTGGATATTGTTTAGTAGTAATACTAAACTGTAGTGAACCACTATTATCCATAGTAAAGTCAGGAATCATACGATCCATAAACATAATTCTAGAACCATCATCTATTTCAAATGTAGCAGATTCTAGATAAGAAGTCAAGGCAGTATTGTTTGTTCCTGTATAAATACTTACTGGCTCATTATCGTAAATGTAAGAACTACCAGAGCTTGATGTACCAGTAGTAATGGTATTATTATAGACATTTTTATCTGAGTAAGTAGTCCAGAAACCTGTGCCATATACCCAGTAGTTTTCGACTGGATTAAATACAACATAACTATCACACTCATCTTGACCAGTTGAAGGATAGAGCCATACAATTTCCTTAAACTCTGAGTTAATACCAGCATAAATTTTATCCTTATTAGTCTTATTAATTCGATCAAAAATATATCGTTTAACAGTACAATCTAAATTTCTAACTTGTCCATCAAATGCATAGAAGTTATCTTCTCCCATCCAAAAAGTTCTACCATCAAAGTCTACTGCTGCATGAGTAGCAATCAATCCACAATTAGTACCCATCTGTTTAAAACCAAAGACATCATTACCACCAATAAATGTCATTAGCCATAGTGAATTATCTGTCCATACATTGATAGCATTACGTGATCTAACTGCACCTATAATTTCTGTACCATCTGTAAGAATATTATCTCCTGATGTATTAGTTGCTGATGGTGTCCATTGATTAAAGTTTTCTGTATCAGCCCAACGCACAGCCATTGGACTATAATCTCCACCATAAACACTACACCCAAAACATATCAACTGTCTTTTTGGTCCTAGTAAGATAGTTCTAACATTAGTTGGTGCATCATTAGCTGATACTACCGTTGCTCTTTGTGGTGTAGAACTTGCATCTACATTATAATAGTATATACCATCACCCCTACGGTTAGCAAGTATATCTTCACCCCAGTTATCTAAACTCCACTGTGATATCTCAAATGTTATACCACTCTGATCTGCCTCTTCATCCCAGGCTCTATATCCTGCTGTTGTTGTAATAGATACAGGTAAGAAAAATCCTGTAGCTGTACCTGTAGCTGCACTCGTAGCATTAGCTACAGAAGATAAAGTAAAACTAAAAGCATTAGTTTGAACACTGGTTATCTGGAATATAGGTCCACCTTGAGCCGTAGAAGATAAGACAACATTACCACCAATTGTTGTAGCATTATAAAATTCTACAAAATTTCCTACTACATGACTATGCCCTGTCTCTGCTACACTTACATTTGTATTAGAACCTACTACACTAAATGCATTAGAGAAAGCTACACTAGTATAACCTGGAGTTCCAGCCGATGCTGCATTATATACACCAGCCCCATATCCTAATCCTTGAATAGCAGAAGATGTGCCAGTCGATAAAAGATAGTTAAGTGTACCAATCCCTGTGTCTGTTCCTGTAGCTGTTGTTGATGCAGCAATAGTAAACTTATTTACATTAACTAGTGATACAGGATAGTTATTATTATTTAAACTTAAACCACCAATATCTCCACCACTACCGTCAGAAACAGATGTAAATAATACATAGTCTCCTTCACCTAAATTATGTGCAGCTTGAGATACAGAAACAATAACTGAGCCTGATGTTGAACCAATTTTTCCCGAACCTACAACTACTGTGCTTACAATAGGAGTTATATCATAGATCGTATCATCAGTATAATAGGTATATAATTTTTTATCTGTACCAAAAACCATATGCCTAAGAGTATCGTTATCTGACCAAGTAAGTAAATCTCTAGCATTACCTAAGAAAGGTGTAGTAGTCTTTTGAGCATACCCTCTTAAGTTCTCTGGTCTACCTGCTCTAAAACGAACACGATCTCCATCATACCATGAACCCTCTTCGGCATACTGAGTGGTTTCCCGATGAAACCCTGGCCTAAAGTTTAACTTTACATATTTAGAGTTCATAGATGACATATGTTATCTTCCAAAGGACTTTAACATTACAGCATCAATAGTAGTAGCTGATCGTACATTATAAACTACAAGATCAACTGCACTTACAGATGTACTATTAGATGGAGCACTAGCTTCTGGAAATCTCCATGCATTCCCAAATGCAACAGTATGTGCTCCTGAAACATTCTGAATAAAATATATTGATCCTGACTGACCAGCCGTAGCATTAGACGGTGTATTAACACTACAGTTATTAGCTGATAGACTTACAATAAAAGTATTACCTGTAGCAAAGTCTAGAGTTAATGACCCAGGATAAGAAACGGCTACCGCAGGAGTAGCTACAGGACCATTAAAGGTAGCTATACTAGTATATATCTTAGCTCCCCTAATAGTATTAGCCGTAGATACTCGTACATATCGTGCGTCAGTAAGAGACACATCAGGTAATTGAGTAGCACTTACTGGCTTTTTAAATGTTAAATCTGTATCATCTGCTAATGTTTGAGCAACATTAACTGTAATAGCTGAAGCACTTTCTCTACTTACCACATGAGTACTAGCTTTAACCGAAGTACCATGCATTGTATATCCTGCTATAATACTTGTAGTTACACCATCTACACTAACAACAGTACTATTATCTACACCTCCAGCCGAATCTACTTTCGCAGAACACATAATAGATGTATCAGTTACATTAAAAGAAGCTGCCGTACCAAGTCCTAATCCAGCCGCATTAAGAGTATGAATATTCGTACCATCGCAGAAATAAACACCACGAGAACTTACAGTAGGACTTACACCTGCATTACCAGCCGTTTGTAGCACATAGGAGGCATCATTTGCTCTTGTAGTTTTATCTCGTATTAAATAAAATTTAGACTGACTAGGAATAATAACATTGATAGAAGTAGATACTACTCCAGTAAATTCTAGTATAGCACTTCTAGCTTCATCTGTTGCACCATTATTATTTGTAAGAGTATAACTTGCACTACCGATTGAGATAGTTGTGTAAGCTGCAACGGCATCATCTACTAGTTGGATAACATTATTATTTAGACGTTGACCCCAAGTGTTAGCATTCTCGCCATCAGCTTGTAGCTCTAGTTTTATGCGTGATGTATAAGTTGATGACATTACCTATCTCCTATAAATTATAATCTTCTGGATTAGGCCAAACACCTAATGATCCACCAGTATTCTTTCCATCTCCATCCCATACAGGATACAATGCTTGGAAACCTGCTTTATCACTTACAGCCGTAATATCCGATATCATCTTATCACCTGCTACCCTTATTGCATCTCTATAGTTTTGTACATCTGTAGGAATAGCCGTACCCTTATCAGTTTTTCTAATGTAGTACCAGTCAGTAGAACTTAGTGAACCATTTTGGCTATTTTTTACTATAGAAATTTCAAGAGTTTTTACATCATCAATAGGTATATCTTTTTTAGCTTGAAGTTTAGAAACAGATTTTTCATTAATAGTATATTCATAAGTACCAGTTTCTCTTTCTGTTTTAGAATCTAAATTACTACTGGTATTAATAATTGGATAAATATTAATAGCAATTAATTCATCAGTAGACCAAACAGAAAAGATACTAGCAGGATACTGTGTTCCAGCTTCATCTGTATAGGGTGCTCCTCCCCTTAATTCTTTAATAACTTGTCCAGCTTTTACTAACGCAAACATTCTTCTCTCCTTTAATCAATACTGGGATGTTTCCCATTATGCATATTATGTAATTTATCTACATTTTTATGAACAATTTTCATTTCTGTTTGTAGTTCTGCAATTTTTATATTTAACTTTTCTAAATTTCCTGGTGATAAAATACCACCAAATATTTTATTCTGATGTTTAATTACTGCACGATCTGCATCTGCTTGATCTATACGAGTATTTATAATATACAATTCTTTTTGCATAGCTGCTATATCTTGTATAACTCTAGATAACTGAGATTTAACAACAGCAAAAGCTCCAGCTAAAGAAGCTAGTAAAGTACCAAATTGCACAAGTTCTCTAATACCAAATTCCATATTACCTCACTGCTGGCCCACTAGTTGCTGCCCACCAAAGAAACCATCCAATTCCACTTGCAATAATTATAACCGCAACCCCCTTGGCAATTTCAATTAAGACTTCTTTTCTATGTTCAGCACGTTCCTCTGCTTCTATCTTTTCTTGCTTCTCACGTTTTTTTTTGTCAGCAATTCTTTTTTCACGTTCTTCTAATATTAAGTCCCAAGTAGATTTTTCCCCTGCCTTTGTAGGCCATTTACGATTTATCTCATCTTTAAGGTCACTAAGTTGTTGATCTAATTGTTTTTTTTCAATTACTGCTGCTGCCGCAGATGACATCGAAGTTTCTGATCCATCATCTCTAGCTCGTTTTTGTAGTATACTTTTGTTTTTTCTACCAATTGAGTTACCCGCTTTATGATCCTTATTATTCTCATGTTGTTCTTTTGCTTGAAACAATCCATCTAACCCATGAGCAATTTCCTGAACACCTTTAGCAGATTTTACTAAAGTTTTAGTGGCAGCTATTGCAGCAGCTATAGTAATTGGGTCCATGTATTTTTTTTATCTCGCTTTAGCTTGCCCAACTCCAGACCCACCAAAGGGATTGGACGCAAATGCTAGATATATGTAGGACGCACCTGAACCATTATAACCACCACCCGACCGTCTGAGCTTAAAACCATTCCCAGTAAAATCATAAGCTGTTGTAGCACTATCTCCCCCAGTATCATTAGCATTAATACCTAATGCTGTTGGGTTATATATTGATCTAGCTTCATCTTGAATATGCCACGCATAGCCAGCTTCTTGTCTTTTAATCATTACCCATGATGGTTTAAATCCAAGATAAACATAAGCACCATCGTCATCTCCATTTCCTGTATAAGTTCCAAATTTAGAGTATCCTTCTACTTCTGCAAAACAGTAGTTTATATAATCAGTTGCACTATCTCTATCAGTTCCAATTGAAAATACAAATGGTGCTGTTGTTGTAGGTGCTGTATTATTCCAGTAAGTACTACTTGTAGCAGGTCCACCAGTTGTATTTAAAAACATGGCTTTTGTCGGACCCATTCCAACATGATAAATCTGCCAGTTCGGATCGGTAGAACCAGACCCTAAAGTTTTATTAAAAATAACAGATGGAGAAGAAGAAAGTCCATGTCCTACGGTTGCTGCTGAACCTGTTCCTGTGTATTTTACAATACTAAAACCAGCATCGGTATTAGCAGATACATAAGAATCTATACTACCTAATTCATTTAATGTTCCTGTACCATTCGCTGCCCATTGCCAAAGAACGTATGATTCAGCAGCAGTATTAACAGCATTCATGTTTCCTATTTGAACACCCTGTTGTAAAAATTTTTGAACAGAGTTGGCGTCTGTAGCTTGAAGGTCACTAACATTACTTGAAATATAGTTATAAATACCCATTACACGATCTTGTAATATATGATTATCAGTAGCATCCCGATTCTTAATCCAAGAAAATCCTGTAATACCATCAGTACTTTCTGCTAAGTTATCCTGATTAAGAACTTTAAATCCAGTAGGAATGTTTGAAGCATTTACAAGTGTTGTTTGACCGAAGTTCATTGTAATTGCATCACCATTATATGCCGAAGCACAAATATGTATAGTACCACCTAGACCTAGTACTCCTGGGTTAGCTCCGGTAGCAGGGTTTCCTACACTACCATTAGTAAACCATGTATTTGTATCAGCATTACCTGCCCACCATTTACCGTTATCCATGTCTAAGCACCACATATAAGTAGTACCATTACTTAAAGCACCACCAGCATAACTAGACACGGCAATACTTCCGTTATTTGTTAAATTACCATTACTAGCATTTATGCCCCAACTATCAACAGATTCCCCTAGATAAGTGCCTGATCCTGATTTAATAACAGTACTATCATTATTAGCAAAACCGAATCCAAACCCAAATGCTGAACCACTAGTGTATTTTGCCTCACCATAAAACTTTCCAGAAGATACCCCAATTGTTGATCCAGCTACAGAGTTACTTGTAGTTCCAACAGTAAAATGAAGATTACCATTACTTACTACACCATTACCATTTGTTAAAGATGGACTTAGTGTAGCGAAATTCTTTGTGGGAGTATCAATTGTTTGGTTAGCAGCAACTATATTATTTACTGTAAAATCATTTGTATTTCCAGATGTATCATCTCCTAAGTTTGATGATGTTTCAAATTCTAAATAAAAACCATTAGTCCCAAAAGTTAAACCTGAAACATCTTTAGGTATCCAACGGTTTGTTGCGGTGTCTGTCTGACCAAATGAAGATGCATCGTAACAAGTACCATCAATAAATACCATTTCAGAAATATATCCATTCCATAAATTATTATCTGATAATGCATATCGCCCTACTTCATGATCAAAAGCACCGCCTAACGCAAAATCAAAATTTTGAGTCGGATAGGTTTCAGTAGAAAAACCAGAAGATGGTATTTGAGAACCATTAATGTAAAGTTTAATTGACGAAATACTAGGCGTACTAGGTGTACTATCTGCTTCAAGAACTAAATTATACCAAGTTGATACATCAAGAAACAGTCGATGTGTAATTAAATTTAATTTATTAGAACCACCAACATAATTGGAAATACGAATATTACCCCCTGATTCAACCCAGAACATAAACTCATTATCGCTACTAGTATCATCACAGCTTAATAAAGTTTCAGTAACACCTAATGTGCCTAGTTTAAACCAACACGAAAAAGTAAATTTCTTACGATTAGTTCCTGATGTACTAAAGGTCTTATTCATATAATCTGATGATCCATCAAACAAACAAGAATTATCAACAGCATGACTATCGGTAAATGGTATAAAGTTTCCTACACGTTGTCCTCCACCATTACCTTCATAGACCATAGGAAGAAAATATTTTTCTCCATCTTTTACTGTAGGCTCTGGAAGATTACCAGTGTTTAAAGTTTTATAGTCACCAGCAGGAACAGAGTTTACAAAATCACTTTCAGTAGTAACTAATTTAAGATCAACAGAACCTCCTTGATAAATAACGCAATAGGGTGTATAAGGTTTTGTAATACCACTAATAGATTGAGCCGTTCCATGTGTAGTATTACTAGTCCTAATTGCTAGAGTTTCTGCATCGGCATCAAGAAGATACATGAGAGCATTACCACTAGGTTGAGAAACACCTGTGGCAAAGTTATCTGTAAATGTCCCATCAAAAAATTTACGAATTTTAGTACCAGAAAGAAGGTAATCAAATCCTGCTGTACCAGCGATGGTATCCCCCCGACCTGTTATCTGCGAAAAACTTAATGAATCACCAGCAATCCCATCTTGTGACCATCCTGCAAATGGAGAAGTCCCAGAATGATGTACTTCCCAAACCCATTTTCCGCTAGTAACACCTATTGTTGCAAGTGACGCTTTGTATGCGGCTGTATTATCTTGTTCCGCTACTTGAGCACCTAAAGATAAAGTTACATTACTATCTGTGTTTGCTAATGACCAAGTTGCATAATTTCCTATATTATTACTAACATCATCCGCTGGTCGATCTTTTGCATAATTAGCTGACGTTATATTATAAAGGGTAAAGTCATTATTGTTACCGCTAACATCGTTACCTAAATCTGATGAATCAGCAAAGTCTAGGTGAAAACCATTATTACCTTTATTAGAACTAACAACAGATGAAGGATCAATAGGACGCCATTCTCCATTACTATCAACTTCACCAAAGTCAGTAGGATTACCGACATATCCATCTAACAAAATTAGTTCTGACATATAACCATTATAGTAATAACCTGCTAGTGGAGTATACCCTGCATAACCCATCCGACCAATTTCGTGATACCCTAAGTTGTTTGTAATTCCTTTACCAATTTCATTTAGAGAAGGGTATGTAGCAGTACCATAAGTTTCTTCTATTCGTTTACCATTAAGAAAAACTCTCCACCGATCATAATCTACAGCTTGGGTAGTATCACATACTATACAATAATTAAACCAAGAAGTAGGATCACGCATCATTGGTAATCCTACCCATGAAGAACTAGTACCTCCTTTTACATCCCATACTATCCCCATTTCTTTAGTTATAAACTTAATTGAATCAGTCCAATCTACATCTTTAGTTTGAGTACGATGCCCAATAAGAATGCCTTGATCTTGTCCACTAGTAAATTCTCCTGTTCTTTTTAACCAAACAGAAAAAGTCCACTTCCTACCTGCTCCTGTAGGAGAAGCAGTAAAAAGTTTGCTCATATAACTAAGATTAGCTTTATCAAACCACATTGCTCCTGCTGGCACATAACCTGGACTATCACCACTTGTTGCGGCTGCTGCTGCACCCATTAACAGATTATTACTAAATACCATTAACTATATCCTTGTGATAAAATAGATTGAACTGCTGTTGAGGTACGAACTATATAATCTAAACGATCTACTGCTGCTGCATCTGTTGTTAGAGTAGGAGCAGTACCTCCTATAAATTCCCATGAAGTTCCATAAGCTAGTGTTCTACTTCCTGTTCCATCTTGTACAATAAATATACTTCCTACCTGACCTGGAACACAGTTAGTAGGATTATCTAATGTTCTATTACCTGCTAAAGTTAAATGAAAGTTTTGTCCTGCATTAAAGTCTACAGAAATATTAGCACCATCAGTTAAACTTACAATATCTGCTACCGCTGCTGCTTCAATATGTAAGTCCTTACCTAGTAAACTATTTACACCAATAGCAATTGCACTTACATAAATATCTGTACCTGATACTATCCCCGTAAGTGTTCCCCCCGTTAAAGGTAAGTGATTACCAATACTAGTAGCTAACGCACTAGAAACAGTTCCTATGACAGTATTAATAGAGGTAATAGCAGACGTTCTATTAGCAATACTGGTTGCAAGAGCACTAGAAACAGTTCCTATAACTGTGTTAATAGAAGTAATAGCAGACGTTCTATTAGCAATACTAGTAGCTAATGCTGATGATGTAGCAGCTAACACAGTATTTATAGATGTTATTGCAGAAGTTCTATTAGCAATACTGGTTGCAAGAGCGGATGATACATCAGCTACTACAGTATTAATAGAAGTTATAGCTGATGTGTTATTTGTAATATTTGTATTACTATTTCCTATACTAGCAGCTAAAGCGGCTGAGACTGTAGCTAATTCTGAATCTGTTACAAACCCACTACCATCACCTATAACACTATTTATAGAAGTAATAGCATTTGTATTAGTAGTAATATTTGTATTACTATTTCCTATACTAGCAGCTAATGCTCCTGATACTGTACCTATAACTGTATTAATAGAAGTAATGGCAGAAGTTCTATTGCCTATACTAGTAGCTAGAGCAGACGATGTAGCAGCAAGAACTGTATTAATAGAAGTGATAGCACTATTACTGTTACCTATACTCGTTGCTAGTGCAGAAGATGTAGCAGCTAACACAGTATTTATAGAAGTTGTAACATTATTAATAGATGTTATAGCAGCACCAGTAGGAATAGCTACACCTCCTACATACATTTGTGTAGCAGCATAAACATTATCGGCTGAGACATCTCCTGAAAATACCGCTGATGTCCCAGATATAGGTACACCAAAAGTAGCTGCACTACCAGAAGGAACTGATAATCCAGTAGTAACAGCTACCGTTCCCAGGGATACAGTGCCAAAGGTCTGATTAGCAGCTAGACCAATAACACCACTAACTGCAATAGTTGTAGCAGGAGAACCTCCTACAGTAAAGGCTATACCAGGACCACTTACTAGGGTCTTCATGGTTCCACCTTCTGCTGATGGAACATTGACTAATCCTGATCCATCTCCTACAAAATATGCTGCACTAACTGTACCTGTGTAAACTCCACCAGCAGCATAAATAGAAGCTCCTACAGAAACATTACCACTAAACTCTGCTGCAACACCAGATACTTTAGTTGTGAAACTTCCTGTACCAGCTACTAAACGAGTGCTATTAATACTAACAGAATGAACATTAGTTGCACTAACTGTACCACTAAAAGCTCCTGTAGCTCCATCAATATTTCCTGTAACATTTCCTACAAGAGGACCATAAAAACCAGCAGCAGT